TATAATGACATTTTATAGGTGATTTTATGGAAATATATATATATATAATAATATAATTATATATAGCTATAATAAGCTAATATAAAGGCAGGTTTACAGCTAATATAACAGCTAATATAACAGAAGATATAATAGAAGATGAAGTTGTAGATATTGTATAATATCCTCTACGGGCAAGATACAATAAACAACAAAGAGATAGCAAATAATAAAGATAAATATAAAAGAGAAGGTGAATATAATAATCCCCCTATTAAAGATGATGATTGAACAGCCCCCTTTATCTAGTTGTTGATGATAGAAATAATTAAGATAAAAGAGATAATAATGAAATAATTATAATAAGACTTAGAAATTATGATTGTGAAGTTGTTATAGAAGTTATTATTAAAATTAGAAGCAAAGTAGAAATAAAAATAAAAAGTGAAGATAAAATGAAGATAAAATGAGTTAGAAGTAAAGATATGGTTAAAAATAGAAGTGAAACTGGAAATGGAGCTAGAATGAAGCTAAGGTGAAGCTAAGGTGAAGCTAAAAATGAAAATAGAATGAAGATAGAAATAAAATAACGTTAGGAGTGAAGATTAGAAATAAAGATGTAAGTAAAAGTAAAGGTGGAAGTGGAGATTATAGTTGTGAAGATGAAGCTATATAATTTCCCCTTCTAAAAGTGATTGAACATCCTCTTATATAATAGGCGATTGTGATAAGGATATTAAAAATAATTCAAGTAATAAAGCAAGTGAAGAATAAAGTAAAAATTATAATGATTTGAATGATGAAGATGTAGTAGAGTTTGTAGTGGGATTTAGAGTTGAATTTAGAATTTATAGTTATAAAAATGAAGCTATGTATGATAGACCCCCGGGTCTTAAAATTGAATTAGATACCCCCGTATGCTAAAGACAGAGAAAATAACAAAGTTGATTATTCTCATGGTAATAACATAAAAGATTTTGCAGTCGATGTTGATTGTGCTAAAACTGATAATCATGGAATACATAGAAAATAATTTTACAGACGCTTTAATAGAAGCTATATGTGGTGAGAAAATCATCGAAGATGAAAATACCACAACTGAGAGTTATAATGTCATTGATGATGACGATATTTATCCTTTTTAAATTATTAATCATGAAAAAGATTATCTTGAAGTCTTTGGCTACTATCTTCTTGCTAATAGTAGCTGTGGTATTTGCGATTGCTTATCTTAATTATTATCATGTAGATAGTGTTAATGCGATGCTGTGTGCTATAGTTAGTGGTTGTGCTTTTCTTACTAATGTGCTTTATGTCACAGATTAAATTAATGGTTGGGCTGGTGTTATACCAGCTTAACTAAAATGTGACATCTCATATTAATGACATAAAAGATTTTGCCGATGATGTGTGTCGGTATAATTTATTATTAACAATTTAATACTTAATTATTATGGCAACAAACGAAACAACTCAGAATGTGAATGGTAATGCAGCTAACAATGCAGCAGCTAATAATGTTACTCCTGTGCCTGCAAAGCCTTACGATGAAATTGTAGCAGCTTTGAAAGACAATCAAGCTAACAAAGACCTTACTGTTACTATTGCATCTGTTCAGCTTGACAAACGTAATGGCAAAACTGGCAAGGAATATTGGAATTTGTTCATGACTTTGGACAAACCTATTATTGGCGTTGCTAAAGATGCTAATGGTGTTTATCAACCAGCTTATATTCGTACTATTCAGATGCCGTATTGGCAGCTTGAATTGGCAATGAGAGGTAATCAGTTCTTTGGTAGATTTATCAAGTATATTGCTGATGCTATCGAAGTTGGCTTTGGCGACCAATATATTGCTGGTTTGACTATGAATATTCTTGCTGAATTTGTTCCAGCTGGTGCTGATGCTCAGAATCCTTTTACTCGTAAGGAGAATAAGTACGGCGTGAAAGAGTATGACAGATATATTTATCATGTTGTAGGTGTTGAGCAACCGACTGATGAACTTCTTGTTCAAGCATATCGTGATGCTATTGCTGATACAAGAGAGATGATGCGTGAAGCTATGAAAGCAGCTCGTGCAGCTAAAGCAAATCGTGCAGCATTGTTAGCAAGTGCAGAATCTACAACAGAAGAAGTTCCATTCTAAAGAAGTTGGCGGAGTGACTACGGTTACTCTGCCTTTTCTTTTAGATAGTTTTGCTGTGACTTCTCATAGTAATAACATAAACAATGCTGATGATAGTAGTGCAACTCGAAATAATAACATAAAATTGCTTGCAGCGTTGTTGGAGTTGGTGCTAAGCGTTGCGGTGACGTGGTTGGTGGCGTTGGCGGTTGTCGAGTTAATGACATAAAAGATGATGATAGAGATAGTGGAGTTGGTGATAAGAGTTGTCATGTTGTTGATGATATAGCTGATAATAAAATGTTCTATATATATCTATATAGATTTTGGTGTAAAGCAGATAAATCGTTGATTATCAATAATATAGCTGTTGCAAAAATGTTAGGAATCTCCGTAAAAATGACACTCCAGCTATGCCAATCTTACGGAGAATCCTAACACTTTTATTTTTTATACCTATTATTGTTTGGTATATCCGATAAATATGATACATTTGCCACAAATAACTACAATATTCACTCCAAACTCTAACAATTATGGGCAAACTTGTATTTAATCCTGCTGGTATTAAACTTAATAAATCAGCTAGAAAAGCTATTGATAATAAGACTGCTATTATTAAGAAAGATTTAGAAAAAGACTATTTTACAATAGCTATTACTCCTTTTAATGTTGATTATGAATATAAAGAAGTAAAGAGTTATTATGAAATACATGGTGAAGAACATTGTGATATTAAGCAAATTCCAAAATGCGAAACATTTTATAGAATTACTGCTCAAACAATTAAAGATATTAGAAATCTCCCTTGTTATGAAGGTAAATTGTTATGTCATATAACTTGTAATCTTAATTGGAATAGTAACGTTGTAAGAATAAATCCTGAAGATTGTGATGAAGTTTCAACAGGTGTTAGATATGTAAAAGAAGCTATAAATGAACTAGTTAAACTTAAATATCTTGCTAAAACTAATATTGCAAATGTTTATATTATTAATCATAATAGAATGTTTTATGGAGATATAAGAAAGTTTATTACTAAATACAATAGTATTCATGAAGATGAAGAACTTGTTATAGATAACAGAGGTCGAGTTATTCTTAAAGATGAAAGAAATAGAAGAGGTGTATGAGCATGAGTAACTGGAGCTATTCCTACTGCTCCACTTACTAATCCTCTTCCTAATAAACTTCTATATCTTGCTGCTATAATTCTTACTCCTATTATTCTTACTCTAATTGCTTCTCTTACAACTCTAACTCTCATTATTCTAATTGTTATTATATCTTCTGCTCGAATTACTCTTGCATCATCATTATAACTTTTCGTTATACGCCTATAACTTTTCGTTATAATCTCATCTTCAATATCTTCATTTGTTATATCTTTTGTTATATCTTTTGTTAGTCCTTTATTATCTCTATTATAATACCATTTGTTATTCGTTTATTACCTTTGTTGATTTATCTATAAGACTTTCAACAATAACTCTCTTGACATTACATTTTCCATATCAATTATATTTACTTTTATAACCGCATACAGTTGTTTCATTTGTTACAGCTTATGCGGTTTCTTTATTTGTAGCAATAGTTATAACATCATCTGTTATAATAATATACTATATTGCTGTAAATAATAATTGTAATAATAATTGTTATATGTGAGAATATTATTATATTTGTAGTTGTAAATCTTTTAAATTAATTAGTTATGAAACAGAAAAAAGAAAAACCTGAAACTCCAGCTCATGTATTAGCTTTGTCTAGCGTTGTTAGAAATAATGCTAATATTAGAGGTATTACTATTGAATATCTGAAAAGATGTTTTGGTGAAGATATAAATGTATCTCTATTGGCAGATAGATTTATTATTATTAAAGATGGACTTAAACGAGAATATCATTATAGTAATAAACAATTTCTTGAATGTTTTACTGCTGCTTTTGATGAATTTAGTAATAGAACTGCTGCTTTATTAGATGAATTTGTTGCTAAAGAAGTCAATCGTAGCTTGCCCGTAGAGGATTAATGCTAAATAATATGACTTATATAATAAATCTCTTTGCATTCAGTACACTTATTGTTATTGCTTTAATTATATTTATTATAAGTGTATTTGTTATATGTTGTATTGTATCTGATATTCGACATGGTCGAGATGTTAAGCTATTTGATATTATAGCATTTATCGTTAGCGTTGTTGTAATTTTTGCTACTATAAGTGGTATTATTAAATATATTGATTTATGGTTATAGAATATGTAGAAACTGTTGATAAAGAAGAAAATACTATTAGTATTGATTCTGATATTGTTAATAAAGATATGTCAGAAATAGAAGTTGGTAGTCTTTATGAAGATTATGTTAGTGAAGATAACGCATTTGGTTTTAATGATTAAATAAAATGAATATGAAGAAAGTTGTTATGGTTGCCATTCCCTACGGGCAAGATGTTATAGCTAAAACTAATAAAGAAAAGTTTTTAAATGCCATTGCTTGGATTGAAGATTTTTGTAAAAAGTATGATGAAGATAGAACTGGTTTTCTTGAAGCTGTTGTTAAAGCTCAAGAATGTCCATTAAGTTATGCTTATTTGATGTCAATCCTTTACGGGCAAGCTACAATAGCTAAAGATATGACAAAAGATGAAATTAAATATGTTAATTGCGTTGTCAATGATGCTATTAATACTATTGTAAAAATTAATAAGTCTTTATGTCATAATATTAATGTTAGCATAAGTGAATTTAATAAAATTGCTGATAATAATATTAATGAATTAATGGATAAATTTAAAGATATTCCAACTGATATTCTTGAAGCTATTGTAAAAAAAAGAAAATCTGAAAAATAATTATATGTTTAACTGCAATTTCATAGTAAATAGACTACTCTTGCTTGTGAAAGTAGGAGTAGTTGCTCTCCAATTGAGAAGATGAAATGAAATCGAAACTATTATTAATAGTCTTGGAGTTATTACAACTGCATAAATACATTGGGTTAATTATTTTGATAGCCAGTATTGTCTGTGAAGATAGTACTGGTTTTTTTTATTTGATTATTGTTTAATTTAAATATATTGATTATGGTAAAAGAAGGAGATTACTGTAAATATAATTTTGTTATATTAGAAGAACATAATGGAAAAATTTTACCTTGTGAATATTGTAAGATTCGTTGTATTCATTCTAAAAATAAAAAAGATAATGATTATTTAGTAAAAAAGAAATAATTATGGATACTATTGCAAGCCTTTTAACTGATGCTATAGTTGATAGTCTTATTAGCAAATATGCTAAATTTCATAAAGGAGAAACTGTTCATTGTAAGGCTAATCAACGTGAAGTTGTTATTGTGATAATGTTAGTGATGCGATATATTATGACATTCGATGCGGTCATTCCCAGTATCATGCGATTCCTGAATACTTATTGACCGCTACAGCCTAAATTTGCCACTTCTTTTGACTTCTGTCGGACTTTTATATCAATCGTGATAATTTGTATTACTTTTGTGAGAAAGTCCGTCAGATGTCAAATAAATGGCTCATTCTGAATTTTTATATAATATAGAAATAAATAATTGATATGAAATGTTTTAAATGTACTAATAAATCTAATAATGTTCTTCTTGTTGCTGCTAATGATATAGAAGAATTAGAACGTGTGATAGAACTTGCTGATGATTGTCATGTTTTGAAAAATGATTATCGCGATATGATTATTGAGAGAATAAAAGAGTTGAATTATAATGCTGATAGAGCTACTATAATATTTGAAGTATGAGTAAAAATATAACACTTAGTAAAAATCATGGTCTTAATCCAAGTATGATTAAATGTTTTATTTGTGGTAAACATCATAGTATTGATTTATTTGGTAGACTTAAAGGAGATACTCAAGCACCTAGAGAAATAGTAGATGGTAGTATATGTCCTGATTGTCAAAAAGTAATAGATGATGGTAATGTATTTATCATTGAAGTTGAAAAACAAGAAGCAAATCCATATAGAACAGGAAGATTAGTTGCTATTAAAAAAGAAGCTGTTGCTATTCCTAATAACGGAATCGTGCTTTGTCCTAAAGAAGATTTTGAACAAATGTTTGGTGAACAATTTAAAGATAAATAATATGAAATTAATACATTTCTTTAGACTAATACAAATGTCTATATTTCAAAAAGGTGTTACTAGTATGATGTATAATAAGTATTATGGCGATAATATGGCTTATAATAATACTTGGTTCTTTTGTCCTCGTGTTGTTTGCAATGATGGATTTAGTATAAGTTTACAAATACATAATGGTAATTATTGTTCTTCTGAAAATGGTTATAGAACTTTAGGCCATACTATGGAAAGTGTTGAATTTGGTTTTCCTAATCAAGATGAGGAACTTCTTAAAGTATATGCAGAATGTCCTGAAGATGTTACTACTACTGTTGGTCTATTACCTATTGATGTTGCTCAACAAATAATTGATAAGCATGGTGGAATTGATTGGGATAAAACTGTTAGTATTGAAGAATTTAATAATTTAGTTTATGGCAAAAAAGATAGAAAATGAAAAAGGATTTCTTATTATAGAATTGACTTTAGATGAAGCAAGAAATAAATATAAGTTTGGTTATGGTAATGAACTTATTTGCGACCAATGTAATAAACTTATTGAAGATGATAATGAGATTATATATTTTATAGCTGTTCTTAATATGGCATTTTGTAAAGAATGTTATGAAGAATTTCTTAATAGACAAGAACATTATGAAGAAGATGAAGATTTTGAGAAAGAACAATATAATGTTGTTGCAGAGATGTTAGGATTAGAGTTGGTTGATTAGTCTAACATTCCTCTACGGGGAAGATTTTGTAGCAGAAGCGACTAGTGTTGCTTCTGCTTTTATCAATATTATTGTTTAATTTAAAACTTATGTAAAGTATGGCAAAAAATTATGATGAAGTAAGTGTTATCAAAGCACTGAAAGCAATTAATGGAATTAAAATTGTAACTAATGACAAAACTGTTAGAATTAGTAAAGGTACAAGAATGAGTAATTCTGTATCTGGAAAAATTGATTACCTATGTAATTATAAAGGATATACAAGAATTATGACAAATGATGAAGTAGTTGAAGTTCAGGATAGTTTGCCTGTAGAGGATAGAAAGGCAAACAAACGTGCTATGAAACAAACTATAATGACTAATAGTAAGAAACAATGTAAGAGATAATGTTATGGTAACTTTTAATTTCTCTTTATCTGCTATTAAGAAAAAAAAGAAAAGTAAGCCTAAGACAAATGTAGTAGAAACTATTGAAGGTGTCATCGCTATTGTTAATAACGAATATAAGTTAAAAGCAAATGATGTTTTATATGATATTGATGAAAATAGTATTTCTACTAAAGGAAAACGAATTATTTATACTCGAAGATTAGATGAAAATGGTCATAGAATAAAGATAATTCGTGATGGTGAAGATACGGTTGATGTTGGAACAAAACATTATACCAGTATTGCTATTGGGTTAAAAGTTAAAGCTAATATTTGTTTTATTAATAATAAAAGAATATGTGCTATAACTAAAGTTTATCATGATACATTATTAAATGATATAGATATAGATACAATAAAAGAAGTATTTTTTGAATATGATTAGTTTAGACCAAAAAGCTATTAAACCTAATTTTACTCCTAGTCAAGAGAAAGCTGTTGATAATATAATAAGTTTTATAGCTGAAGATTTTAATAAACTTCGTAATGTTCAAGCATTATCTGGCGGAGCAGGTTGTGGCAAAACTTTTGTTACAAATTATATAATTGAACATAGTAAATATGGTTCAAGTATGTTTTATCTTGCTGCTCCAACACATAAAGCTTGTCGTATATTGTCTAATGCTACAGGAGGTAGAAAAGTAACTACTATACAAGCTGCTTTTGGGTTTAGACTTGATATTAATATTGAAGATTTTGACCCAAATCTACCAGCTTTTAAACCTATTGGACCGCCTAAAGTTGCTAATGTAAAAGTTCTTATTGTCGATGAAGCTAGTATGCTTAATAAAGCATTAGTTACTTATATTAATAAATATTGTGCTGATAGAAAAATTAAAGTTCTTTATATTGGTGATTCATCACAACTTGCCCCTGTAAATGAGAAAGTTAGTACTGCTTTTAAAAATGCTTATAAGACTAGCGAACTTAAAGAAATTGTACGACAAGAAAAAGATAATCCTGTTACTGAATTGTTGGCAATGCTACGTGATGATATAAAACATAGAACATTTAATTTTCTTAGTTATATCTATAAAAACAGAGAAAATATAAATGATGATGTTGGATATAAAGTATATACTCGACAAGAATTTACAAATGTTGTTATGAATAAATTTTCTGATGAAAATTTTGCAACAAATGTTGATTTGTATCGTATGATAGCATATACTAATAATGCTGTATCTTATTGGAATAAAGTTATTCGTCAAACTATTGTTCGAAATGCTGATAAGACTATAATTAATAGAAATGATTTGATAATGTCTTATACAACTATTGTTGATGATTTTAATGATATTATTATTAATAATAGTGAAGAATATATTATTAAAGATATAGTTAATTATGAAGATGAAACTTATAATTTTAAAGGTTTTATGATAAGATTTCAAGCTATACATGGTGGAGCTGTTACTAAGCCTTTATTTGTTATAAATCATTTTGATGCTTATACGTTGAAAACATATTGTGATGAAATAAATTATCTTATTAATAAAGCAAAAAATGCTGATATTAAAACTCGTTCTAGTTGTTGGAAGAAATATTATGAGTTTAAGAGAAAGTATCTTTTGCTTGAAAATGTAGTTGATTATACAGGTAAGATTATTATTTCAAGAGATATAGATTATGGATTTGCTTTAACAAGTCATCGAAGCCAAGGTAGTACTTATGATAATGTATTTGTTGATATAAATGATATGTGTTATGATAAAAATGGTAATGCTTATAGTAATGTAGATGATTTGTTAAGACGATTGTATGTAGCTTGTAGTAGATGTAAGAATAAATTGTATATATGTTATGGATAATATAGAATTTGTAAAAAATAATCTTGGTAAAGAATGTCATATAAATGAATTTGCAGATAAAGGAATGATTGTTGGTTATCGCAATACTGAATATGTTATTATAGGATTTTATAATTATGTCACAGACAGATGGATGACTGACCCTTATAATGATAATTATGAAGGTGATAAATTTATTATTCAATCTGCTATGTTTAAAACTTATTATTATGTTAGACCATCAAATATTAAAATATTATGACGGCTGAAGAATTTATAAAGAAACATCTCGGTAAAACTTATAAAAATGAATCGGATGAAGAAGTTATGATTGTTGGTATATCAGAAAATGATATAATAATAGGCAGATATAACAATACAGGTTGGGATATTGTTAATAGTTATGATGATATTAGAATTAATTCTCCTATGATTGAAAGTTATAATTATTTATGGTGCGGTGAACTTTATATTGTAGATAAATTATTATCATTATAATGTTTTATATGACTGTTGATACTTGTATTCATTGTCAGTATTGTATAAATAGAATGTTTAATATTGGTCGTACTATTGATATTGGCATAGGATGTATAACTTCTGATATTGTTATTCTTTTACCTATGTATGGTAATAAGAATTTTCGTAATAAATTATTAGAAGATTTAAAAGCTATTTGGCTTGAATATACAGGACGAAATATGCTTGAACAATGTTATATTACGTATAATATTAAATGTTCTACTTATAATTGTTCATACAAACTTTATGAGAATAGTATGAGTAATTGTCGCAATATATTGAATGAAGAACTTATGAGAGTTCCTTATAGATATATGATTGTGATTAATAGTACTCGTACTGTTTTTCCTAATGGTTGTTCTAATAAGATTATCAATTATGGAAAATATTGTTTTTACAATATAAAATTTTCATTTGATAAATATAATGAAGCTGAGGTAAAGAAAGCTATAAAAACAGATTTTGTTAATGCTATAAAATATTATAATATGAGAAGATATGTATGATAAGAATAGAATGCTATGATGTAGAAGTACTTCCTAACTTTTTTTCGATAACATTTATTGATTTAGCTAGTTATCTTGATACTTTTAAAGATGTTGTAGATAGTAAAGGAAAACCAATTCCTATTGTTCAAAAAATATCTGTTAAAGAATTATTACAAAGACTTGATGTTGTAAAATGTAAACAATTTTATATTACAGATACAAATGATAGTCAATTATTCTCAATGGTTGAATATATTAATGGATTTAAAGCTAATGAACTTTATCCTCGTAGTGATTTATATGGTTATAATAGTCAAAGCTATGATAATCTTATGATTGCTGCTTTATTAATGTATTTTGGTCAAACAGATACTACAAAAGAACTTATTACAAGGCTTTATGAAACATCAAAAAAGATAATTGAATTACAAGATAATAAAGATGGTGCTAAAAATGATTTTCTATTAAGAAGTTTAAGAAAATATCCATTGCCGTTTAAAGGTGTAGATGTAATGAAAGTGTTTGCTTTGAATAAAGCTGGAACTATTGTTGATAGTAAAACTGGAGAAAAGAAATATATTCCAAAAGGCTTAAAACAAACTAGTATAAATCTACAATGGTATGAACTTCTTGAATACGAATTACCTGATATATGTGATAAAGATTATCACTATTATGCAAAAGATACAAGATATAAAGGTTATGATTATAAAAAGCTCACCAATGTAATTGATAAATGGGATAGATATATAATAGATGAATATATTCCAGATATGATGCACTATAATAAAAATGATGTATTTATTGTTTGTGAAATTGTTCGTCTTAATTCTAATGAAATTAAATCTCGATATGCTGTTTCTGCTTCTTATAAAGTAGATGTTCTTAATAGTAGTCGTAGTAATATGGCTAATGTTTTATTTCAAAAGTTTTATACTAAATATAGTGGTATTCCATATGAGAAATGGAAAGATGGAAGAACTAAAAGAACTGCTATGAATTTAGGTAAGATTATATTTGATTGTGTTGAATTTAAAACTCCACAGTTACAAGAACTACTTAAAGAAATAAAAAAGACTACATTATATAGAGTTAGTAAAGATGCTTTTGAGAAAGAAGTTATTATTGGTGATGTTAATTATACTCTAGCTACAGGCGGACTTCATAGTAAAGATAGACCAATGGAAATATGGAGTACTACTGAATGGGATGCATCTGGCAGTTCCTCTACGGGCAAGCTACAAAGAGATAATGCTTTTACAATTTATCATTTTGACATAAGTGACGCAGTGTCGTAATCTCGTGAATTGCTGGAAACTCCTAAAGCTGTTATTACTAAAACAGAAGATGAAAATCTAAATGGCAATAGTTACGAAAGTAGAAAAGAAATAACAGATGATATATGGAATAATATTCCTAAGTATCGTAATAATGGACAATCAGCAGCTAAGACTACTCATTATATTGTGAAATATAATAATAGTAAAGTTCATCGACTATCCGAAAGGAGTACACATTATTAATAAATGTGGAAGTGCGAGAAATCTTGTTAATAATATTGCATTTTGAAAAATTAGATATTATCTTTGTCAATATGTTTAATTTTAATAATATTGATTATGATAACATTTAATTTTTCATTAAGTAAAAAAGAAAGAAAACAAAAGAAAGAAGTTTATGGAATTATTAGAGGTGATTGTATTATTCCTTATGGAGATTTAGCAAAATACTCTAATGTTATTGGCGTTTATTATATTAAATCTAAAACTACTAATAAACAATATATTGGAAGTAGTAAAAATATACAAAGACGTATTGGAAAACATTTTAGCGAATTGAAATATAATAGGCATAGTGATAAAGATTTACAAGAAGAATATAATTTATATGGATATTCTAATTTTGAATGTGGATTATATGAAACTTGTAATATAGATGAACTTCTTATTAAAGAAAAAGAATGGCAAATTAAAATTGGAATAGATAATCTTTATAATCAAAAAATCTCTGGATATTACATTACAGAAGAATTAAGACAAATTCATGCTAGAGCTGATAAGAGTTCACATAAAACTAAAGAATATAGAGAAAAAATGAGTAATATTAAAAGTAATTATATCGCTCAATATAATTTAGATGGAACTTTAATTAAAATTTGGAATAGTTCTAAAGAAATATGTGATACTTTAGGATATACTAGAAGTGTAATATTATGTGGATGTAATGGTAGTAAAAAACATCCTTATGGTTATTATTGGAGATATTGTGATAGTAAAGGTAATTTGCTAGAAAATGGTAGAAAAGGAAAACAAGATTAAGATATAGTCAGGTTCATAGCGAAAGCTATGATGTTAATGTGCGTCGTATTATCCTAGTATTATGGCTGCATATAGTGTTGCTCCTGCTCATATGATTGAGAGTGCATTTCGTAATCTAATACAATGGATGAAAGATACTCGTGTTACTGTTAAGCATAGTGAAGAAGCTATAATTGATGGTATTCCTAAAGATGTGCTTGCACTTGTATTAAAAATTGTCATTAATAGTATATATGGTAAATTTGGAGATGAAAATAGTCCACTTTATGATAGACTTGCTACTCTTCGAGTTACTATAAATGGTCAATTAATGATGCTTATGCTTTGTGAAGAACTTGAACTTAATAATATACATATTATATCTGCTAATACAGATGGTATTATGGTAAAAGTTTATGAAAAAGATAAAGCATTGTTTGATGATATAACAACTAGATGGCAACAAAAAACTAAAATGGAAGCAGATAGTGATATTCTTCATTGTCTTATTGCTACAAATGTAAATAATTATTTAGCCTTATTTAGAGAAGAAAAGGAAGAAGTTAGAAAGTTAAAGACAGAATTTAAAGGAGCAATGAACCCAGATATGTATCGTATTGACTTACAAAAAGGATATGATAAACCTATTGTTGCTAAAGCTGTTTATGAATATTTCATTAATAAAGTTCCTATAATGGAAACTCTTCAAAAAGCTACTAATATTCTTGATTTTTGTATGACTCAAAATGTTGGTAGACAATTTCATGTTGAAGAAACAAAAGTTGTTAATGGAATACTTACAAAAATAGTTTGTCAGCGATATGTTAGATTTTATATTAGTAATGATGGATATACAATAGAAAAAGTTCATAATATTACTAATAGTAGGTCAAGAATGGCAGCTGGAGTTAAAGTTTGTGTTGTAAATACTTTAGATGATACTGATATTAGTTTAAGAAATATTGATTTTAAATATTATTATAATGAATGTATGAAATTAATAGACCCGATTAAGTTAGGTATTACTCCTAAAGGTAAAGGAAAGAGTAAAATTCGTAAATTTAGTGGAATGTACAATACTTTATTTGATGATGTAGATGAATAAAACATATATTGATATAGCAAATAAATGGAGAGAAAATAAATGTAAAGGTTGTTGTATACTTCTTGAACCTTATAATCCTGCTATATTAATAGAATATATAATGAAAAGAAGTATAGAGAAAAATCCAAATATAAAAGCTCTTATTGTAGTTAAAGATTATGATGTTAGAACTAGTATTGTGAATTATTTAAAAGAAAACAATGTAAGTTCTAATAATTATGCTTGTATTACTTCTGTTTATATAAAAATAGGTGTACATTATAATTATGATATAGCTTTTTATGTTGGATTAACTGATATGTATCAAGCAAATTATATTAATAGTATAATTAAATATGGACTATTTATTATAACAACAGATAAAATTCATCCTGATTCTCGTGCTTATCTTTATAAATATTTTCCTATATTAAATCAAGCTGATTATGCTGCTAAATATACAGCTAAATATAGCTTGCCCGTAGAGGAAATTCACATTGGAGTACAATTTGCCAGACAGGATGAAAAAGAATTATATGATAAATATAGTGATTATATAAATAAAACTATTAATATATTTGGTAGTCTTGAAAATATAAATCGTGCTAGAGTAGGAGATAAAACTACAGGTCAATCTGCTGAAGCTGTAAGATTATCTATTGCTCAATATAATGGTTGGAATGAACATCTTGATGTAACTATACCTTTTAATAAGCAAATAGATGATTTATTTAATCCTATTAGTATAGAAGAAAGATGTTCTACTGCTTATAATATTTTTCGTGAACGTAATAATTTAGTAAATAATAATGTAAATAAGATACCTATAGTTATAGATTTATTAAATGGAGAATTAAAAGATAAGAAAGTAATAATAGTTAGTAAGAATACTATTCTTGCAACAGAAATTTATAAAACTCTTAATAAAAATAATATATCATGTGGTGAATTTCATAATGATATTGAAGCTAGACCTGTTTATGATGAAAATGTTGGAGATTTTATAAGATATAAGACTGGTAATCGAAAAGGAGAAGTAAAAAACTTCGCCGCACAAGCCATTTCCAGCCTTTCTGTGCAATCTTTCAACTCAAACAATATTAGAGTATTATCCATTAAAAATTGTTCGTCAGACAGTCTAGAAATTACGTGTGATGCGATTATATTCATGTCACCAAACTGTTATAATATAAAAGAGTTTCTATATAGATATAATAAACTTACTTTTAATACTGATAAAATAAAAATCTATAAATTATATATGATAGGTACAAATGAAGAAAATGATTGTAGTAGACTAAAACCTATTAATGAAAATCATGAAATAAAAAATATTACAGAGAATGAAAAATATTATGTTCAAAGTTTTGGTAGTTCAGAATAATTGCTTATATTTGTCATGTAATCAAAAACAATAAAGCTCTTTGACATTATGACAGAAGATAAAGAAGTAAAAGAAAAGAAAGATGTTGCTATTGTTAAACATGATGTTGGTAATTGTACAATAGATACTATTAATCTATTGGATGAAAAACAACTTGCGTCTGCTAAAAGATTTCTTACTGAAATTGTAAGAAGTGAGAAAGGTGGTATTAAGACTATTAACGATGGTCTTGCTATTCTTATGAGAGCAAAAGATTTGGCTCTTCCTTTTAGCACTTGTATAGAACATATTCATGTTGTCAGTGGTAAAACGGTAATAGATATTCATATTATCAAGGCTTTGTTGTCAAAGGCACAAGTAACTTGGGAATGTACTCACGATTATACTTGTCTGTATCAATATACAGATGGCAATATTGCTTATAATGAGAATAATCTACCTGAGTATTGTAAAAAGTGTGCTACAGCTAAAGAAGCTGCTGAAATAACTAAAGAAAGTAATGGAGATATAGTTGGAGTTTATCAAGTTAGATATTATCAAGATTATAATGGTAATGTTTATGATGAATTTAAACTGAATAGTAATTTTGCTATTGCACCTAATAGAATGGTTGCTGCTGAAATTGCTAAACAAAACAAAATTCCAATATTTAGAATACCTCCACAACCTATTGATTATATTACTGAATATAAATTTAAACGTGCTAGAAGCATTGGTAATAAAATTCATATTCAAGAATGTACATCACATTTTAGTTATCAAGAAGCTCAACAAGCTGGTTTCTTTACAAAAGATACTTATCAAAAATATGCTAGAATAATGATTAGTCATAGAGCATTTACTCTTGGTGCTAGAGATATTGCTAGTGATATTTTGATGGGTTGTCAAGAAAAATTAGAGTGGAAACTTCAAGATAATATCGCTATCAATGATAATGATGTTATTGATGCAGAAGTTGAAACTGTAGAAGAATAGAGTTGAATTAGTCAAACTCTTAAAACTTTGATTAATGCTATTTGTATTAATATAATTAATTTATTTATTCACATTTAAAATTTTACAATTATGAAAACATTTGGTAAATTGTCTTTCGGTATGTCAGTAGTTAATCTTGCAAAACGTGGTGTAGTTGCTGAGCCTGAACTTATTGCTAATACAACTCCTGGTTCTTTTAGATTGACTGCTCCTGTTACTCGTGCTTTAGGTATTGCAAGTGGTGATTATGTAATGTTTGTTGGTAACACTGCTGCTATTGATATGGCTATTGCACAGAAAGATGAAGAATTGGTAGCATGGTGTCAAGAAAATAATATTGATATTACTTCTCCTGCTGGTATTGATGCTATTCACGAAGCATTTGATATGTGGGCTGTTGCTAAAGGTATTCAGGAATTTGATGCTAAAGGTAATCCTATAAAAGTTTCTGAAAGATGGACTAAGGATGCTAAGATGGCTTATGTGGCTAATGACTTTGATAATATCTTTGAAAGCGCAAAAGCTAATGGTGAAGCTGATTTTGTTGCTGCTTTGACTGCTGAAGGTATGACTAAAGAAGCACAGATTGAAATGATTGCTAATTCATTGCAGCCCGAAGTTGTTGATAAATATCGTGGTGCTAAATGCGCTAATCCTTCTAAGTTTGTTGGTATTGGTAATGTTGTTACATTTGCTGATGCTTCTGTATGGACTGCATTGAAAGCTAATATGGGAGAAACAATGAAATCTCATAGTCGTATTTTCTCTGTTGATATTACAGAACTTATGGATGTTGTTATCAATGATGGTTGCAAAGATGTAACAATTAAAGCTGCTGTATTGAAAGAATATCGTGATGTTGAATCTACTCGTAAGAAAGATAACGAAGAAGGAGAAAATGAAGAAACTTCTGCTGAATAATCTTCTGTTATAAAAATGATTTTCAAAGGCTGTACATGATACTATAGTTGATTGTACAGCCTTATTTTGTACAAAATAGTTATTAATCTTTTAAAACTTAATTAAGTTATGACTACAATTAATCCACAAGTTACAAATGTTGAAGAAGCTAATGTTAATGGTGCTAATGTTGAAACTCCGAAAAAGAAACGTAGAGGTTTAGGAAGTGTTCGTGGTGCTAGTAGATTGAAATTCTCTAAAGATGATTATAATCGTTCTAATGGTTTGTTTATTGGTCATCTTGATACTGTTGAAATGAAATGGGCAACACAGAAAGAAGATAATGCCACATCGTTTGCTGGTCTTGCAGTTCCTTATCTTGCATTTACTTTTGCTAGTAACCACGATAAAGAAACTGATAGACGTTATATTACTCTTCGTGTAATGCCTGTTGAAAGTAGTGCATTGACTATTGAAGGTGGTGATGAAGAATGGAAGTTTAATCAGCAAATGGGATGGCTTAAACATATTCTTGATGTATTTGTTCTTCGTGGTAAACCAATGACAGAAGAAATGGAAGATAAACTTGCACTTTCTTATGTTGATACTGATGAAGAAGGACAATATGTTCCTGTTGAGCCAGAAGAAGTATTAGCTGGTTGGAGAGCATTATTTGAAAATTTTATTGCTATTCTTGAAAATGATGGCAAACCATATTACAAGAATGATAAAGGTGGAATTCTTCCTATTTGGATGAAGTTGCTTAAATATGTTCGAGTTCGTGATAGAAAAACTAAAGAAATGTATTGGACACCTGTAGCTTCAGGTAATCAAGCTGGTGATTATAGTTTTACTAATTTTGTTGGTGAAGGTGCTATTGAAATTTATCATCAAGATAAAGCTCCTAATTTGAGAGTTGATGTTTCTAAAGAATCTGTAACTGACAAAGAAGTTCCAAATAAACCTAAAACTCCTAACATGCCAGCCATTCCAGGAGTTCCTACTACTGGAGTAACTCCTACTAATATTGGTATGGGTGGTGCTACTCCTATTGGTGGTGCTGGAGCATTTGACCCTAATGCAAATTATGGTACTCCTGTTAGCGGTGAAGATTTACCATTTTAATATTTAATTGTTAGTAGAATGGCTAGGACTTTAATTAGTTCTAGCCATTTTTTTATTAATATAAATATGATTGATATGATTAAATGTTGTTCTGTAGAAGGTTGTAATAATCCTGTCAAATATAAAGGATTATGTAATAGACATTATTTACAAATGAAACGGCATGGATGCATAGTTCAAACATCTAATGATTATGGTAAAATAAATATATATGATAATTATGCAGAAATAGTAATAACAGATAAAAAAAATAATATAATAAATAAAGCTATAATTGATATTGAAGATGTAAGCAAATGTGAACATTATAGATGGACTATAACTAGTGCTGGATATGTTGTTACTTATAAAAATAATAAACAAATATTATTACATCAACTCATACTACCGAAAGAATGTAATAATACTGTAATAGACCATATAAATCAAAATAAATTTGATAATAGAAAATGTAATTTAAGAGAAACAACTTATTCTTTAAATAGTCATAATAGAAATAATTTTGTTAATCCTAAAGGTATTTATTTTAATAATACGGAAAAACTTTGGCGAGTAGAATTTATATATAAAAATAAAAAATATTATTTTGGTAGATATAAAGAAAAAGAACAAGCAGAAATAATAGCTAAATATCATTTAAAAAGATTAGGTATAATTTGATATGAGAAACATAAATAATGGTACAATAAGTAAAGATTATGTACTCTCTAAAGTTAGTCAAATTAAGATATTCAGCAAATATTTAAATATATCAGAAGATATTATAAAAGATTGTATTAATAATGGAACTTTAATAAGCAATCCTTTACGAGTAGATATTCATCCTTCTGCTGGTTTTCGTTACAATAATAAAAACAAATTAAAGTTTAGAGATTTTGGTAATGAAATGTTTTGGGGTGATTGTTTTGATGTTGCCGCTTATGTAATAAGTAATGCGTATAATACACATATTGATATAAATAATAAAAATGATTTTATGAAAGTTCTTAAACATATAATGAGAACTTTTAAAGATATTTTTTATGGAACAGAAAAGGATGAAAATTTAGATAATGAAATAAATATAGGTATTAATAATATTCGTAATAGAAAAAATGTTATAGAGCTTGTAATTCGTAATTGGGAAGATTATGATATAAATTATTGGAAACAATTTGATATAGATATTAGTCTGCTTAATACTAATTTTATTTATCCTATTGACCAATTTTATATTAATCGTAATATTAATCCTGAACCTAAATATTATCATAATAAAAAAGATTTATGTTATGGTTATATATTAGGACAAGATAAACATGGAATATATAATATTAAACTTTATTTTCCTAATCGTAAGAAAGGTGATGTTAGATTTATTACTAATTGTAATCATATTGAAGGCGTTCTTAATTTTAATACAAATGATAAATATGATTATATAGTTATAACTAAATCTACTAAAGATAGGCTTGCTTTAAAAAGCTATTTAAACAAGACTACTATGTCATCATCCCTCTACGGGCAAGCTACAATAGGCTTAATTAATATTCCATGTGAAAGTTATAAATTAAAAAATAGAGAATATGAATATCTTCTTAATAATATAAAAGATAGATATAATATTATCAGTCTTATGGATAATGATATGACTGGTAAAAAAGAAGCTATATATTTAAAGAAGGAATTCAATATTACTCCTATACTTATTCCTAAAGAATATGAATGTAAAGATTTTGCTGAATTAAGACAAAATTACTCTATACAAATTATTGACGATTTATTTAAAAATGTAATAAATTATATACAAGAAGATGAAAACATTGAAATTGATTGGAATACAGAAGAGAGCAATACTTTGCCGTTTTAATAATTATGCAAAAGAAGTTGCTGTGATGATACCTTTAACTGATGAACAAGTTGAAGAATTAGAAGCAAATAGAAAAATTATTATTGATGATAAAACAATTACTAGCGATAATATATATTGTTATGGTGATATTGATTTATCAGATAAAGAAAATATTGAATATATTAAGAAATTTAATTTAATTAATCAAGATGATTTTTCTAACACTATACATAGTAATTTTAATTACGAAGAAGGTATTGTTAAATATGAAGGTAAAATTCCTAAAACTTATTCAACAGGTAATGTAATACTATGGTTTAAATATAATCATTTACTTATTGGAAAACCAAAGAATATATTAATATATAGATGCAAAAAAGTTGATTTATGATAGAATTGGATAAAATAGATATTAATTTTATTAATAGTGAAATTAATAATAAAGGACATTGTAAAGTTTTAGATGAATTGTTACGTAGTTTAGATGTTACAAGACATCTTCCTAATGGTATGAGAATAACAGCGACTACTTATTATACTTATCATGCTGATTTAGCAAGATATGATTATACTATTAAAGATGCTGTTGCAAAAAATATATTAAGTGATGAACAATATAATTTGTATTGTGATAAACTTAATGAAAGAATTGCCGCTAATCTCGAATATGAAAAACTTAATCCTCCAATGAATCCTTATAAAGATGGAAAAAGAAAAGTTAGTAAAAATTCTAGAAGTACTAGAAAAGCTAGAACAACGGATATGTTTACTGGAGAAACTACTATAAGTACTATTAATGATAAAGGCAGTATTGTTAGGTCAAAAAAGATTAAAACACCTGAAGGTAAATTAGTATTTAATTTTAATAAAAAATGATATGCAATGGCTATTTAGAAGAAATAATGCTGGACAACCATGTTGTTGGGGTGTTGAGTTAAATGATAATTCAATAGTTGTACAATATGGAGTTGTTGGTAAAACTATTCGTCAAGAAAAATATATTGTTACTCAAAAAGATGGTTTGAAAGAAGTTAAATCACGTATTAATGAAAAAGTTAAACAAGGATATATGTTTGCTAATGAAATACGTGATGACAATACTGTTAATGATTTTCCTTCTTTAGATTATTTGAATAATTATCTTCCTTATGATAGAAGTAATAATAACAATGATGTTCTTCTTGCTATGCTAGCGAAAACTTATAATAGTAATTTATGGAAGAAATATTCGTTAATGTTAGGACAATGGAAGATTAATGGTTTAAGATGTTTTATATCTGCTTATCAAGATAATGATATATTTGCTTCTACACGATTAAGATTTCAAAGTAGAGAAGGTCTTATTTGGACTACTCTTGATAGTCTTGAAGATTATTTATTATCAGTATTGCCAAAAGAATTATTAGATTTAATGGTAATTGAACATTTTGTTCTTGATGGTGAAGTTTATCTTCCTGGTTATAGTGTAAATGAGATTAATCATTTTGTTAAAGATAAGACTGATGATAGAAATAAACTATTACAATTTTGGTGTTATGATTTAGCTATCGCTGATATGACACAAGAGCATAGATTTGATATTCTTGATGATTATTTAAACAATCATAGAATTTTATTTGCAAATAAAGATGCTCATTTAAATAATACTAATAGATTAGTTTATCTTCCTCGTGTTGAAATATCAAATGATTATACTGCTATATATGCTCGTGATTGTTTTATAAAACTTGGCTTTGAAGGTCTTATACTTCGTAATCCTAATGTTGAATATCAATTTGGTAAACGTAGAGTTGGTTTTCTGACTAAATATAAAGATAAAACTGATGGAAGATTTGTTATTATTGATATTCAAAAAGAACAAAAAAGAGATTTACCTATTATAACTTGTCGTAATGATATTAATAATGAAACTTTTGAAACAAGATTTAGTTATCCTCATGAACGACAAAAAGAAATACTTGATAATAAAGAAAAATATATAGGTAAAAGTGTGTTTATTGCTTTTGGTGAAAGAAGTGGAGTTACTAATTGTCCATTTCATATTAGAGAAGTTTATTTAATAGATTAGAATGGTAAAAAATGTAAGATTTAATTTTGTAAAACGTAGCTTGCCCGTAGGGAATGTCAAGACGGCTAAACCTACACAGAAGATAACAGGAGATATTAATCTTGAATTTGAAGTTATATCTAATAAAGTATTTGATAGAAATAAAAGTTATTATTCAGTATTCTTTCAAAGTATAATTATATTTACTGATTATAAAGCTAAATCATATCAAATATTACATAAATATGATGCTGAAACTAATGAACGAAGTTATTATATTTGTCTTTATAAAGATAAAGTTGATAATGCTATTCCGTTAGTTAGAGATTATACAGGTGGATATAAAATTTATACTAAAGATATATTTTATGATATAACACAAGATACTAATATAGATGTAAAATTAGTTCAAGAAAGAGAAAATCCTGATTGTATTATTTATAAAATACGATGAGAAGTTATTGCTGCTGATAATGATGATAAATCATTGTCGGCAGCATTTTTTGTTTATATCCAAAACATATCAAAACATGGCTCAGAATAGGTCAGATTTTGCCTGTATTCGATTTTCTATATTGTTGTGATACATTGTAAGGATTTTGACAAAAGTCTGTCAGAATGGCTAGAAATGCGAAATAGAAAATTTATTTCTGCCAAATATTTCTTGATTGTTTGTTTTGATGATATTGATAATAATATTATATTTGTTACGATAACTTATAAACTTAAAGATATGAAACAACCTAAAATTATTGGAATTGCTGGCAAAGCACATAGTGGTAAAGATGTTGTTGCCAGTATTATTACGTATCAATTATTAGTTAATAATCCAACTTATGATAAATGGAATAAAAGATATTATGTTACAAATGCTTTATTAAGAGAAGATTTAATTATTCATTTTGCCGACCCATTAAAACAAGTTCTTTCTATTATAACAGGACTTAGTATAAAACAAATTAATGAAAATAAAGATAAAGGTTATTATCTTTGGGATAAACAAAAGTTGGTTGGAGATAATTATCCTAATGATTATAAATTAATTGATATTAAAAGTTTAGAAGTTACAGGATTAATTAATTATATAAAACAATTTGACGGTAAAATTGCTATTACTATTAGAACTCTTCTTCAATTTATTGGAACAGAATTAATGAAGAAAAGATTTGATAATAATGTTTGGATTAGACCTACTATTAATAATGCTCATGAAATAGCTAATAGATATTCTTTATGTATTATACCAGATGTTAGATTTAAAGATGAAGAAGAAGCTATTCATAAAGCAGGCGGTAAAGTTATTCGTATTTGGCGAGATGATGCTCATATAGAATATTATAATAGTAATCATGTTAGCGAAGAGATAAATATTAATGCTGATAAAACTATTGATAATAATGGTAGTTTACAAGATTTATATAATGAAATAGCTAAAGTTATAAAAGATGAAGTATTGTAGTTATAATGGTAGGCATTCCCTACGGGCAAGCTACAATGTACTTAAAAATCATCCTGATTATGGTGTTAATGCTGCACCTACTGTTTGTTATATATGTAAGAAACCGATGTTTTATACACCTTTCTTTAATACAATGAACAGAGATTGCTCAAAAGAAATTAATACTATTAATGGTGTAGTTTGTCCAGAATGTAAAGCAAAGCTAGAAATAGCTACGTTGTTTATTAAAACATTTGAAGAAGAAGATACAATTAGATTTGGTAGTTATATATTTATAAATGATAATGCTCTTGAAAATTATTTTGATAATGTTGAAGCATTGGATAAAATTAATTATATGCATCCAAAAGATTTTGATTTTCTTCGTAATGATATTAATTTAGATTTGTCGAATTTTTAATTATAATTGATATGAAAATTATTGAACCTTCAGTTGAACTTTGGTTACAAGAAGATGCTAAAGCTCATGTTGCAAGATGTGCAAGAGTTTGTTATGGTAGAGAAACAGGTAATGATGAAGCTACTATAAGAAGATTGATTAATGATAAACATTGGAGTATGTTTAGGCATGAAAGTGTTTATGCAATGATACCTAATCATGATAAAAATTTAGGAGATTTAGCTACTTATTATGCTAATTGTCCTTATATTAATATTCATGTGTTTGGTGGCTATACTTATGTTTCTACAAATAGAAATTTTATAATGGATAATGAAGATTATCCTTTTATTAAATTAATTAAACAATATCAAGTAGATAGACATAAATTTATTAGTATTGAAGAACATAGACAAATAACTATGCCTATGTTAAGATATACATTTAAAGTTACTACTCAAATTAGTACTAGTAGAGAGCTTAATCGTGTTTCTCCTAATAATATTGCTGAAAGAAGCACCAGATATGTATATGAAGATGGTATTATTTGTAGACCGCATTGGTTAAAAGATTATAGTGTAGTTGAAACTTTATATGGCAAATATATTATTTATAAAAATGGTATTGAACAAGATGATATTGATGCTTGTAAAGTTCTTAAATATATTGACTCTTGTGATAGAGGATTTAGTGATTATCAATATCTTGTAAAAGCTGGTTTACATCGTCAAGATGCTAGAGGTGTTCTTCCTCTTGATACTGCTACAGAATGTGTCTATACTTACTCTTATAAAGAATGGTGTCATATATTAGATTTAAGATATTATGGAACTACTGGACGACCACATGAAAACGCCCGTATAATTGCTGGTATGATTAGAAATAAATTAATGGATTTAGGTTATGAATTTAGAGAAGGATAAATATGAATAAGTTGTAAGATTTAAAATGTTTTCTTCATTTACATAAATATGAAATTTATAAAGAAGAAGAATGTAAAGATGTTCGAGGAAATGTGATTGGTAAAATTATTATCAATCGTTGTTCTAATTGCGGTAAAATTAAATCAACTATTATTGAAACAGTAAAGAATTATTGATATGGGAACAATTAATCAAAGTTTATATAGTATTGATATGAGATTATCATCTATTATAGATGAAATAATTGAAAATGGTGGAGAAATAACAGAAGAATTAGCAAAAGAACTTGAAATTACTCAAGATAATCTTAAAGAAAAACTTGATAATTATAGAAAAGTTATTGCAGAAATTTCTTCTCGTATTGATTATTGTAAAAATGAAAAAACTAGAATAGATGCTTTATCTAAATCAAGACAAAGAATTGTTGATAGATTAAAAGCCAGTATGCTAGATGCAGTTCTTAAATATGGTGATACTAATAAGTCTGGCAATAAAGTAATAGAATTAGATGATAGTAAATTAATGACTAGAGCAAGTAAAGTTTGTGAAGTTGATACTAATCTTGTTTTAGAATTAAAAGATGCTGCTTTTGATAGATTAAGAGAATTATGGAATAATGATATGCTATTAGATTCTAATGAATTACAAAGCATTGATGTTGATAGTTTTCTTAGTACATTAAATGCTAATTTTAATGCTGAATGTTCTGAAGAAAATCAAATTAATTTTACTAAAGATGATTTAGAATCTACTAGTGTTGAAATTAAATTTAACATACCTTTGATTAAACTTCTTGATAAATTAAATTATGATATTGTTAATACTTATTTTAATCATGAAGATACTGATGGAAGTTTGTCTGTCGATATAGATAAAACAAGATATAAAAATTATATTCTTACTAGAGAAGCTAAATTAAATGTTGCTCGACTTTGTGAAAATCAAACTTTAACTATTAAATGATATGAAAAAGAATACTCTTGCTTTAAATATTGGAGAAGAAGCATTAATTGAAGGTTTTGGTATTGTTAGATGTATTAAATCTAATATAAAATCTAATATATTTTCTTGTTCACAATGCTGTATGTATGGAAAACATGGAGGATGTATGTCTGGAGAATTAGCAAATATTGATAGTCTTGGATATTGTCTTGGTGAATATAGAAATAAGAAAGGACTTGATGATTGTGAAGAAGGAGTTATTTTTACTAGAGTTACTGCTGTTGTTAAACTTAAAGATATAAAATTATGAGTTATAGAGTTATTGGACAACCCTGGCGTTATACTGGGGCTGTCAATGTAGAAGATTGTAAAACTACAGAAGAAATAATGATTAAATCTGGTCTTAATTATGAAGTTAAAAAACATGAACTTGTTGCTAAAATGCCTATTGATGTAATAAATATGGATAAAGCATTAGATGATTTTAATAATCTTAAAAAGAAAGATTCTGATGCACATATTTTAGGTAGTAATTTATATACTACTTGTCCTAATGCTTATTGTACTTATCGTGATGATTATAAAATTCCTCTAGGTACTGTTAAGAAACAATATACTATTGTTCAAAATAAAGAAGCTTTTAAATTCTTTGATGATGCAATAGGAACAAATGAAGCTAAATGGCAAACTGCTGGTTTCTTTGGTAATGGAGAAAGAATATTTGTTTCTGCTAAATTACCTGATAATATTAGAGTAAAAGGTGATATTGTAGAAAATTATCTTTTATTTGTTAATAATCATGATGGTAATGGTGGAGTTAAAATATTATTTACTCCTATTAGGGTTATTTGTCAAAATACATTAGCTGCTGCTTTGAAGAGTGGAAATGCTTTATCATATAAACATACTAGTTCTGTTCATAAAAATATAGAAGAAGCCCATCGTGTATTAGGAATTACAAAACAAATTATACAAGCTACAAATGATGCATATAATTTATTAGAAAGTATAAAAATGACTGATGAACAAGTTATGAAATATATCTGTGAATTTTATTTGACAGATGAAGAAAAAGCAAAACTTCTTAATACAGGTCATAGTTATAAACAAGTTATATATAGAAATGGTCAGGCTTGTAATGATGCAGATATTAGTACACGTAAGTTGAATATTATTAGTGATACTTGGGATTACTATAATGTTGGTATCGGGCAAAAAGAAATAGTTGGTACTGCATGGGGTGCTTACAACAGTATCTCAGGATATTATAGCAATGTTGATACAGCTACAGGTGCGAAACGAATGGATAGTATAATGTTTGGAGATAAAAGTAGAAAATTAAAAGAAGCATTAGAATATGAATTTACTGTTTAAAATTATGTGATTATGAAAAGAAATGAAAATTATGTAGAACATGCACTTAAAATGTTACTTTCTGGTAGTAAAAATGGAGATGTGCTTAATTATTTAATTAAACAAGATGAACTTAATAAAACAATACCTGTTAAATGTTGGAGAGAAAATAAAGATATACCTCTTCCTACTTATGCTCACGATGGCGATGCTTGTTGTGACTTATATGCTCAATCTATTGAATATGATGCTAAAAAAGATAGATATATTGTTCATACAGGATTACATATGGCTTTAGATAAAGATTATGAATGCGAAGTAAAACCTAGAAGTTCTCTTACTAAAACTGAATATTATATAGCTAATATGCCTGGTTGTATAGATGAACCTTATAGAGGAGAAATAACGGTGGTATTTAAATGTAGAGATAATATTAATTTTTTAAATATAATTGATAGTATTAGAATTAACTTAGACAAAATTAATAATAATAAATCTAATGATTCTTATATTCATGTTCTTAATGCTATAGATAGAGATAGATATGAACTTAATGATATGAATAAATTCCCTTATAAAGTAGGAGATAGAATTGCTCAAATTCTTATTCGTAAAAGAACTAAGATTGAATGGCAAGAAGTTGATAAGTTAGAAGATTTAGGTGAAACTGATAGAGGACAAGGTGGCTATGGAAGCACAGGTAAATAAATTAAAACCTTTATATAATAATTCTCCAGTAAATGCTGGAGATTATTTTATTCATATTAAAACTGAGAATTTATATAAAGTTATAGAAGCAAGAGATAATCTTATTAAATTAAATGGTAAATGGAGTCCTGGAGTTATATATACTAGAGATGATATTGAAAGTCAAATGTATGTTAGAACTTTTGATGATTTTCGTAATCATTTTAGTCTTGCTCATGGTTTTACAGATGAAGAAGTTGTACAAGTATGAAAATAATAGAAGTTATAACAATTAAAGATTGTCTTGCTTGTGAATTTGTTAGTAGTATATTACAAGATACATGTAAAGATAAAGATATAAAATGTAATATAGTAACTTGTAATCGAGATATTGCAAATAATAAATATAAAACTAATGTTTTTCCTACTGTTATATTTAGAGAAAATATTAGAGAAATAGGAAGAATATTTGGCTCTATGCCTGCTGATTTTTATAAATGTGTTATTGATAAATTTGAAATGTTGTAATTATGGAAGAAGAAATTGTTGGAATTTATGATGAAGATGGACGTGGTTATATTTGTTCATGTCCATATTGCGGTAATACTGTTTATATAGAAGATTATGCCGATGATGAAACAATAGATATGATTACTGATAATGAAGTAGTTGAAATTTATTGCGATGAATGTGAAAGTTATTTTGATGGTCAATTAGCATAGAAAGGAGGTAAAAATGAAAAAGATGTAATAGATAATATAGCTTGCCCGTAGAGGATATGATGTAATGCTAGCATTCCCTACGGGGGAGCTACTGCTAGTAAATGTTATAATTTAGTTATTATTTATATTGACGATTTAGTTATTGTTGATATTACAGCTTGCCTGTAAGGAAGTGATGATTAAGCTAGCTAGCATGCCTAGCATTCCTCTACAGGCAAGCTAAAATAATCTAATTGATATTGGAAAAATGAAAGATATTAAAGATACTGTTGTTGATTTAAGTATTAAATTTGTTGCCGCTATTGCTTGTGAAAGTAGTAGCGGTTTTATTTGCGATATGCTGAAACGCCAAATCACTATATATAATAATATTATTAAGGAGCTGTAAATAGCTGATTATCAGGCATTTGAGTGCGATTTTTATCCCGCTGCGAGGGATGATTATATCAAATTTTTTGTTATATTTGAGTATAATTTTATGTGTTCCCTGATTGGGGGATATGGTATAACTAATAATATTATTGCTTATGAAGAAACTAGTATTTATGCTAAAAGAAGGCAATGAAGAACAATTAAAAAGAATTATGTCTAAATTTAAAAGTATATCTGATAAAAACTTAGATGTACTTGAAAAACATTTAGATAACGCTATTGATGAAATTAAGAAAGATGATAAGAGTAAATATATGCCTACTCCTTATCCGATAAAAATGTATAGTAAAACTAAAAGTAATAAAATAGATAATGTAGAAATAGCTATTACTAAAGAAACTACAAATGAACCATTTATACAATATAGTCCTATAGCTAATTATCGTATATTTAGAGATATGAGAAATTTTAATGTTATAGGTAGAAAGAAAGAAGCTAGTTCAGATAGCGCAATAAAATTATTTATGTATATAGTTAGCATTATTAAACAAGATTGTAACTATGTATATTTAAATAAAGATAAAGTAATGCGATATACTGGTATTGGAAAAAATGGTTATTATCCTACTATTCGTATATTGAATAAATTAAATATAATAGTTAAAGTTAAAAATGTAGAAGATTGTTATATCATTAATCATAATATGATATATAATGGAGATAAAAAACTTTTATCTAAATGGATATATTCTAGTAAATATCATATATTAGAATTTAAAAAAGACGATAATAAAAATGAAACTTATGTTGAATTAGATATTGAATATTTAAAAGTTAATCAGAAACGATTTAAAAATATAACGTTTGAACCTTTTGAAGAAACTAAAATTAAATAAATTATGAAAGAAGAATATGATATACATGAAGAATTTCTATGTGCTGTTGAGTATTTATATTATTTGCAATATAATGGATATAAACCTTTAGATGAAGATTGTTGTAGAATTATAAAAATTGCTGACCGTACAAAAGCATTAATATATAATCATGAACTTAAAGAAAAATATAAAATTACTTGTAATGAAATAGAAACTGAATTAAATAAAATACAATCATATAAAACTGCTAATAAATTACAAAAACATTATTATAGAAATAGAAAAGAATATTATAAAATACCAAAAATTGAATTATATGATGATAAAATTTTAAGTATAAAAGAAATAAAAGATATAGAAATTATAATAAATATATATGATAAAGGTCAGGAAATAAAATGGAAAATGGAAATAGAAGAACGAAGGAAAGAAAAACGAATGAAGAAACTAAATAATAAAGAATTATGAAAGAAAAAGAAGAACTTGTTATTGTAAAGAAATTTACTTATAATGACAAAGAAGAATTTGCTATTCAACAAAAAGCAAGAAATGGTTATTATTATACAGCTATTATAATGATAAAGGGAAAAAGTGTACCTGTTGTATATGATAAAGAAAATGATGCTAAAAGAATGTGTAATTTATTAAAGAAATTGTTATGACATTACCTATTGTTGTTATTGCTATTATTGGATATGTAGTAGCAAAAGTATTTATTAACGAAGATGATACTGAACAAGAACAATCTAATAAATTTGGTTTTGGTATTTTGATTGGAATAATATTATTTATTTTATTTATTGTTTGGAGAATAGGAGAAACTAATTGAAATGAAAAGAATAATAGATATTATATTTGTCGGTGTTGTGATTGTTGCTATTATAGCTGGAGTTATTGATGATAACGAATATAGTTGTCAATACAACGACTTATTTTTAAAGCTCTCTGACGAATGATTGTCAAAAATCAATACAAACTATCATGCTGACTAATAAAATGCAACAGACGGCAAATCTGTAAGCGAGAAGGCATAGTAATGAATTGTTATGAATGTGAGTAGTAGGCGGATGACTGGTTATTAACTGGTTGTCCGCCTTTATTTTTTTGCAATTACTCCATCTTCAATATTAATAATAATTCTATCAAGTGTATTAATACGAAAATGCCCATAAGGAGCAGCATGATTATTACCATGTCATTCCCTACGGGCAAGTTTCAGCGAGATATTATTCTCTTATCCATTCACCTATTGTTTTAACAGGTATAACAGACAAAGCATTATCTCCAAGTTTATAATAACTATTGTTATCAGGCAATTCAATAATACGTTGTATATTACGATATACAGGTATATTTCTACCGATTATAACTTTAAGTTTATTTTCTCCAGCATAACGACCTGTTTTATATTCTTCTTCAAATCCATTATCAATTAATGTTTGAACTCCAAATGTTAATCCTTTTAATAAATCATCACCACTTTGCCATATAGCAACAGGACTAGACCAAAGTTTTTCACCTTCACTAGCAAGACCAATAGGAGTAAATGCAAATGCTTCTGAAGCAAGTCTATCAGCATGATACATTAATAAGTTATACCAAATACTTTCTTCATTATCATCATCACTTCCAGCTATTGCAGTCAATGCTATTGCTCCAATTACAGCTGCACCTGTATAAACAAAATCAGCATAAGCACGTCTAATATTAGCACGTTCACTTTCTGATAATAGATTATAATTAAGTCTGATATGAGTAATAAAACTAATAGCATTTTTACAATATTCTTGAATAGCTTGTAGTGTATCAAGTTCTTCTTGACTGCGTTTATATTTAGTCAAATGATAAGGAGTATTAATAAATTGCATAAGACTATTATAACTACCTTTTTCAATAGTTTCTAATACTTCATCATAATAACCATGTCGTCTATATCTTTTCTTAAATCCAGGATATAGATGTTTATGGAATTGCATTACAATACCACCCCACCATTCATTTTCAATTTTAGCAGCACCAATTTTATCATATACGCCGTGTATTTTCTTATTAACTCTGATAACTTTTTCTACAAGTTTTGCAAAGTCTTTAAGTTCAATATCTGCATCAGCTTTTAGATTTGCATAATCATCAACAAGTTCAAACTGACTATAAACATCTGGTAATTCTTCAAATTTCTTCTTTGCTTCTTTCATTAACTCTTTACGTTTTCTTACAAATTCAACCATTCTTTCTTTTGTAAGATGTGTTCTAATAAAATCTGTTATGACATTATCATTAAACATATTATAATTAGCACGTCTATTTTCATCAGCAAGAATATCATTAAAGAATTTATCATAAGCAGCACGTTCTTCTTCATTCAATACAATCATTAATGCTTCTAGTTCTTTTTCTCGTTTAAACATTTCAAACGATACTATTTTAGCATTACCATCAGTATCTTTAATTATACGATGATTTTTCATCATTGTTAAAAGAACAGTATTTTGCATATAATGTTCACCAGCAGTTTGTGGAGTAAATAATAAACTTCTTAATTTCTTTATATTACCTTTTATATCATTAGCTGTCAATTCTGTTATTCTATCATAATCAATAACATTTGCTAGTTTTATAATACCATCTTGTAATGTAGTAGATTTATCATTATACATATTAGACATATAACTAAGAGCACCACCGACATAAAGATTTTGACCAATTATCCAATCTTTCTCATTAAAGTATTCTCTAGCAAATCTTTCTGCTGCAAGGTTAGTCTGACCTGTAAGAATATTTGCAATACCACCAGTAATATTTAACATCATATATTTAGTACCAGCCATATTTTGAGCAATACTAGCAAATTTCAATAACTGAGGATTTGTATTATTCTTATAAGTATCTCTTACAACTCTACGAATATAATTTCTTAATTGAGCAGATGTATTACGATTACTTTCAGTTTTATATTCAACTTCACTTTCTGCACTTAATCTATAATCTTGTATTAATTCATTCTTATAATTAAGTTTATAAGCATCATAACTTAATAAAGCATCATCGGCTGCATATAATTTACCTTTAATTAATCTAATAGCATCATATCTAGCACTATTTATTATAAATGATTTAAATACATTTTCCCAATCTTTATTAATCAATTGATTATGTATCTTTTCATTTTCTTCTCTTATCTTAGCATTAACATCTTTAGCTTCTTGTTTACGTTTAATAAATTCAGCTTCACTTTCACCAGGTTTAGGAAAATGAGGAACTTCAACATACTTAGAACTATTTCTATCCAATAACATTTGTAACATTGGATTATCTTTTTCTTCATCAGTATTATAAGTTATATTCTCCAAATCTTGCCGTTTAGTATCAGTAGGAATATTAGAACTAATACCAATAAATGCCATAGCTTCTTTAAATACATCTTTATAATCAAATTCTTTTTCTTTACTAATAGAAGGAAGATAACCTTGTTTTACATAATATTTATTACTATCAGTAAAAGCATATTGCATCATTATCTTTTTTAGATTATTCAGCAGTTTTAGTTCATATTCATTTAATGATTTATAATTAGAATTATCATAACTTACTTCTTTACGAGTTCCATCTTCTTGCTTAGCTTTATATGTACTACCTTCTTTATAAGTTGGATAATTCTTATCATACTTCTCATTAACATAATCTTTATTAGGCTCTAAATCTGTTTGATTAATTCTAGCTTCCCATTTACCTTTAGCTTTATTACCACTTTCATCTATATATTCAGTATGTGTCCATATTTTTAATGGTTCATATTGACGACTATAAGGATTATAATAATGATTATCAAAATACCATTTTTTAAATTCTTCTTTACTCATATTATCTCTATTAGTTCTCATAACTTCATAGTAATATTGAGTTTTAGTATTTTGAACGTGTTTATTAATCAATCTTATATAATCAGTTTTATTTTTGTCAATCCATTTACTTTCATCTTTAGGTTTAAGAACACCATAGAATATTGTATTAGGAACAACATTACCATCATCATCTACAGTTTCAAATACTTTCTTCCATGCTTGATACCATTCATCACCGTTTTTATATGCTCTTGCTTTATCTGTTTCATAAGCTGCATTATTATAATCAGTAACACATTCTTCAGCAATAAATTCAGCAGCCTTTTTATTTTTAGTTTTATCAAGGTCATACAATTCCAATAACTTAGACAATTTATTCAAATCATCTATAGTAAGTTTATCGCTACCTGTATTAAGCACTCTAGCTGTACTATCCCAAACTTTATCAAGAATTTTATTAATTGCTTCTATATCTTCTATTTCATCTTCTGACTTAACTTTATCATTTCGCAAACTATCATAGAAATCATATTTATAAATAACAACATCATCATCTTGACTTCTTAATATACCAGCATAAGGCAAACCACTTCTTTTACTAAAATGGAAATTGCGGACTGTTTCTTTTTTAATTCTTTCTATTTGTTCAGCAGTAAACTTTCTACCATCAATAATACCAAATTCATCACGAGCGTTTGTTTGTTCAATAGCAATATTTAAAACAGAAGTTTTACCAATAGTTGGGTCATTTAATGCAGTCAAGCAAGCATTAATTTCATTAATAAAATCAGCATCTGGTTTATACATTGCATTAGCTCTCAACCACGCTTTAGCTTTTCTATATTCTTTATTCTGCATAAGAATATTCATTGGAATAAGAAGTCGTCCTTCATGGTCACGAGCACCTTCAATATCAGATATTATCTTTAAAGCATTATTAAGCTGTTCTTCAAAACCAACTTTAATATTTCTATTAAAGAACAATTCTTTCAAATATCTATTTCTATCAATAAATGCTTGTAATGTTCTAGCAGCAGTTAAATCTTCATCATCTTTAATTTCATAATTTTCATCAAAATCAGAAGTCATTAGACAAAGTTTAAGACATATTTGATGTATCTTTTCATCTTGTTCTTCTGTTGGAGTATTACCAATCATATTACTTAATATATCAGATTGCTCTTTCATCAATCTTTTATATTCAGCATATAATTCAGCAACTTTTGGATTTTTATTATATAATACAGCATATTGATTAGTAATAGTTTCTTTTGTATAATCAACAGTAACTTCTTCTCCGTTATAATCATAATCTTTAATAGGAATAAATTGTGACTCTGTAGTTGCAGCTATAAATGCATCATATTCTAATTTAGCTCTTAATGCTTTAACACTAAATTTATCTTTTGTTTCATCTACAGCATTTACATATTCTTTGTTAAGTTTGTCTTTCATTTCAAACCATTCTTTATTATTTGGCTGAACAAGACGACCATTTTCATCAACAATTTTATTCCAATCAATAGATTTACCATTTTTAGCAGCTTCAGCTTTTAAATCAGAAAGCATTTTAGTAAATTGTTGAGCTTCAATTTTACCTCTAAACTCTCCTTCTTTAATAATAGCTTGACTTTCACCAACAACAGCTTGAACTAATTGATTATGATTAAATGCAATATCTTGTATATTCAAATTAAAAAATCCTGTATCTCCATAAAATGTAAGAGCATCTTGCAATCCAGATTTGATATTAGGATTAGTAGTACTACTATTAATAAATTCTCTCCAATAACTTCTTTTAGCTTGAAGCACAATAGTATCATTATTTAATTTATTAATAGCTTCTTTTATTGTTTCTAACGCTTCTTTTGTATCTTCATCATAACCTTCAACATTAATATTACTAAATGAATATCTATCTTTAAATGATGTGATTGTATTAATAAGAGTAATAAACTTACGTTCAAGATTATCATCTTTCAACACTCTTTCTATAACTCTAGCATCATTTAATTTCAATTCATTACCATTCTCATCAATAGTAAAATGATAAGCATCATATATCAATCTATCAGCAGTAGCTTTTACAAATTTAGCAACAGTAGAAGAAGCAACAGGAAGATTATTGGCAATTTCTTTTGTATCTTTATAATTGATATTAGCATTATTAAGTATTTTCATCATACTTTCAGCTAATTTATTACCGCCAAAACTTTCTTGTCTAGCAATAGCAACAGTTTGTTTAATAGCAAAACTAGCTGCATCACGTTCTCCAATGCTGCTATATCTTTTACCATGTTCCACTACGGGCAAGATACCATAATCACTTTCTGGTTTATAATTAGGATATTTATCAAGAAAATCAATATAATCTTGATAAAGATTACTAGTATTTCCTCTAAGTCTATTGGCTACTTCTTCTGTAATTTTTGTAGCCGCATATTTCTTACCATTTATAGCATTATTTATTATTAATTTATCTCCTGTAAATCCAGTATTACGAAGAATTAATTGTGACTTATTAAAGAAATTATGATTTGCTATAGCTAATGCTTCACTTATATTATTTGTTTCATCTATAGTTATTTCTGTAGCATTAACAAATTTATCTTTATATAAAGCATATTGTTCAGCAAGTTTTTCGCTTCTATATCCATATACAACATCAAATAAAGATTTATATACGTTGTTGCGAACAACTGAACTATCTTCTATTGTTTTATTAGTATCAATTTCATCAAGTTTATTTAATGGATAATATGTAATATCTTCTATATGGTTAATTCCATAATATAATTTTGCTGTATTACCACGTCTAATTTTTATTATTTTATATGCTTCATCTTTATTTAATAATCCTAATTTATTAAAATCTTTTGTATTAGCTATACCATGTGTATAAACAGTTATTGAGCCATCATTATTAAATTCAATATCTTGAGCATGATTTACATTTTTCTTTATAATTTTATCTATATCTATAAATCTAGCAGGAAAATCATCATAATTTTGACGAATAAAACCAATAATTAATTTTTCTGAAACATTTGTAGTTGGAGCAATAAATCTATAATTATCAAAAGCAAGTTTAGTACTAAATCCAATATTCATACCACCAACATTAGTAGGTTTTAATGGTAAAGTAGAAATAGCACGAGCAATATTACCAGCTTTAAAATTATTTCCTTCTACAACATAAGTATATTTTACCAAGTCTATTGCAGCCAATCTAATAATTGGATTGCTACTTAAATAAGCTAAATCAAATAAATCATATAAATAATCATTAGTATAATTACCTTGATTAAGTTTAAGTTCATTTGATATATAACCTTTTTGTTTAATAGTAAATTCATTAAACTTATTTACTGTTATAAAATCAAATATACCTATATTATCAAAATTCTCTTTAATATAAAGAACTTTTTGAGCAGGACTTAATTTAGCAAAAGCTAATACTTCTTCTTTAGTTGGATTATTAATATTAGCTATTTTAAAATTAGTATTTTTAGTATATTCATTTCCAATACCAGCAATTCTAGACATTTCATTTTCAATATCTATCTGTAGCTTGCCCGTAGAGGATTGCTTGATTAATACACCACCATCATCATCTAGGCTAATAGGATATATAATAGCTGGATTGTTATCATTTACATATAATCTCTTAACAAGATATTTCTTATAATCATTATAAAGTTTCTCTGATAATTTTCCATTTTTTGTATATTTAGCTATATTATATATAAGTTCTACAAAATTAGGTTCTGCTGTTTCAAATACTTGTTGTCCGACTTTTAATGCAGTGACAGAAGAATATTTCAACATAGCAGCAAGAGAAGGATAACTACTATTTTTAATATCAGCTTTAGCAAAATTATCTACACCTTTACTAATACCAGGATAAATAGCTTCAACCACTGGAATTATTTCACCTTTTTTATTTTCAGTATATAATTTATCATCATTTGCTAATATATCATCTATTTGTCTAAATATTCTATCTGTAGCATAATAACTAGGTTTAGCACCAAATTTATCTGCTGTCAATACACTAAGAGTATTATTAACAATATTACCTAATTGATTTAGTTTATTAAATTGTAGAAGAACCATAAAGTCATGTATCTTCTTTTCTTTTTCTGTCATTTCATCACTAAATCGTTTTACATTTAGTTCTCTATCAATAATAGGAAATCCTACATCGTTGTAAGCTCTTGTTATATATCCTTTTTCATTATATTTACGATAAACGGCACTCGCTAAATCATTTATATTTTTACCTTCAGTAATAATACCTAAAGCTGTTGCAGCATCGTCTAATGCTTTTGTCAAAGGATTAATATATTCACTATTAGCAAATGATTGACTTTCATTCCAATACTTAACAAGATTATCCATAGCAGGTTGATACATAAAACTAATAGCAGTCTTATAATCAATACCAGCATTAATCATAACTTTGAAAGCATTAAATGTATAAGTATTCTCATTATGTATAGCACCTTCTTTCATAACATCAAGAATATGTGCTGTAGTCTGAGAACTATAAGGAGTCAAAAGATAACCTTCAACATTTTTATTATCTTCTGACCAACCTTGATTTGTAAAATTAATAACATTGTTTTCAACTTTACCAAATCTATCTTTTTCTCCTATCTTTTGTTTATCTATTGTTTCTTTATCATATCTAACAGGTATAGCAAACGGCAATCTTATTTTTGTTCTATTACCAATACTAGCAAATGTATCAAGATTAACAGATATAGCTTTAAGTTTAATACCAGAACTAGCAGATTCTTTCCAATCTAATTGAGTAACAGCGTCATGATTACCATAAGATTTATCATCAATAACGTGTTTATTGCTAATATTAGCAATCTTCTTCATCCAATTATTAGCATCAGCAAGATTACTAAATTGAGATATACCCATATTTTCTTCAAAAGCAGCAGGACTGTTAAGAATGTCAATAAAAGTTTGAACAATATTATTATTGCGAACATCTCTACTAACTCTTTCCTCTACGGGCAAGCTTAACCAAGATACATAATTAGGAAGATTGTTATCATTAGCAAACTTTTCAGCTTCATTTAATTGTTCTTTAGCATTTTCTTCAATAACATCTTTTATTTTATTTCTATTAGTTTCGCTTAAAGCAATATTATCATCTTCTTGACTATCAAATAATTCTTGTGTTGCCACATAAGTGTCATAAATATCATCAAGTATTTTTGTTTGATTTTGTATTTCTCCGCTTTCTTTTAGATTATACAATCTTTCTATGGCAGAATTTATATATTCTCTAGAAGAAATATTATCTTCTTTTTTACCAATAGCTTGAATTATTTTATGAAGTTCTTTATCTTTAGTTTCTTTTGCTATTTGATATATATTGTTTTTATCTTTAAATCTATTATCTAATGATTTAAGAATTTTAGCTTGATAATCTTCATTTAATTTTTTTCTATCTTCTTTTTCTTTATCTTTAATAAATTTAATAGAACTTTCTATTTGACCATTATATTTACCTAATGCTTTTCTAGCAGCCATACCAACATTATCTTTAATATATCGAATATAGCCTTTTTCATTTAACGGATAATCATCTTCTGTTGGTTCAATAACTTTTCCACCTTTATTCAACATTATATGTTTAGTCATAGCATAAACACTATCAACGTCAAAGTCAGAACCTGTTTGTGTTACCCATTCATCTGGAACTACAACTGTACTACCATAAGCATCAGGAAGAAATTCTACAACTTTCATTATAACAATAGATTGTTTACCTTCTGTTGGAATACGATAACCAATCATTGTTCGCAAATCTTCAGGAACTTCATTAATATTTATTGGTATTTTCTTTGTTGTTCCATCTTCTTGTTTTACTGTTTTATATAAAGCATCACTCCATCTTCTTAATCTAATTTCAGCATAATAAACAGGAACACCATTTATTTCTCCTTCTTTTCTATATTCAAGTTTATTATTATGTTCAGCTTCATGATTTGTAAGATATTCACTATCTTTTACTGTATCTTTATCTACAGTAAATCCAAAATCTGACAACTGAGCAGCATGCCATCCTTCAATAGTTTGACGAGTAATACGTTTATTAAATAAAGCATTAGTAACATTTTCAAGTTTTGTACTAACATTATTCATAAATAATGGAAGTTGGTCACTACCTTCAAGAGCAGTATCAAGAAATTCCATAAGAACTCTATCTGCTCCATTCTTAGCCATATTCTCTTTAACAAGCTGCAAGAATACTTTTCTATTCAAACCAACTATAGCACCATTTTTAAGTTTAATATTACCATTATCTAATTCTATTCCTAATTCTGTAGCAACTTCAACAAAACTTTGTTTAATATTGGCTGTATAGTTATTAAAGAATTTATTAACAAGATTGTTATGATGTTCATCATTTGGAAGATTATCCAACATCTTCTTTAATATCTGAATACCAGCTTTGTTTTCTTCATCAACCATATGTTCAGGAACTTCTTGCTGACGATATAGATAATTATAACTATATGGTTCTATAACATTTTTAGCTTGTTCTTTAAATTCGTCAAGATGTATATTTCCATCATTATCCCATAAAGTTATAATATTATGATTAGCAGCTTTTGAAGTTTCAATAGTATTTAATTGGTCAATACCAACTTCTTTCATTGCATTATAAACTTGTTCAAGTTCTGTTCCTTTAATAAGTTTTGGTAATAAAACAAATTCAGCATTTTTAATTTGTCGAGGAACTTCAATACCTGTTTTAGTATCATAATATAAATCATAATAGAAGTTCTTTTGAATAGAAACTTTATTTTCAAAAGCAGTCCAATCTATTTCTTCAATAGGAGTATCATTTGTCAATGCTTCAATAAGACTAGCATATTTATTTAATTCCCCAGCAGCAGTAATTCGTCTTATCCATTCTTCTTGAGTAATATAAGACTGAGCATCATTAGTCTTTGTCTTTTCATCTTTAAATGGTTTCAACAAACTAGCTTTTGTTTCTTCTGATAACTTAGCTTTATTTAATTGCTTTTCAAGTCTATCTATTACTTCTTGTCTTGATGTTTTATTTGTATTATAAACTGTAACAGCTTTAAACTTATCATAAAGTTTAATTGGTTCTTTTGTTGTATAATCTATTACAGCTTTTTTACCATCAGCAGTTGGTATATCTATTGTTTCTTGTACAATTTTAGCAGGGTCTGTACTAGTTCTAGTAAAATCTACAACACCAAATGGAGAACCACCAGCTTGAATTTCTTTTAATCGTTTAAGAACATCTTGATTGCCTTTATAAAACTTACTCTTTCCATTAAACAAATGGTCATAATTAACTTGATTTATAATAGTATTAATAAGATATTCTCTTATATTCTCATCAGAAAACTTTTCTAAGAATGTGTTAAATTCTCCACGAAGATAATTTGTAGCATTTTTAAGATAAGTATCAAGATAAGTTTTAATAGCTTCATTGATTGCATTATCTACAATAGATTGATAATTTGTATCAAATACAACTTTACCATTTTCTACTCTTACTCGTTTTTCTCTATCACCATACAATATATCAATAACTTTGCCATTACCCATAAGATTATGATAAAGAGAAACATTAGCAAATTTACTATTCAAATCCGATAGTTTAAATACAGCTCCTGCTAGAACATATTTTCCATCAACTATATCATAAACTTTTCCGCCTCTATCTTTTTCATAATTCAAATATAATTCATTTGCATTATAATTATCTTTAAGAACAAGTTGTCCTTCTGACATTATAAGATTACCATTAGCATCTTCTTTAAATATTCTTCTAGCAGAAGTATAAGCATCAAGAATTTCTTGATAAATAATATTTCTTAAAGCATCAACTACTGGATGATTAATATCAAATTCAATACCAATGTTTTGACGTTGCAATAAATATATTTGATTATTAATATAAGCAAGTTTACTATTATTTACTTGAGTTTTAGTAACTCGACCATCACTAATTAAACCTTTAATAATAGCATTTATCAAATAGAATTGTCCATTAATTTCTTTTAATTGTCCTGTAATAGCATATTTTGCTCCATGTTTATCAACAAAAGCAAAACTAGGAGGATTATTTCCAACTTTATAATATTTATTTACATCAACAGGAACATTAATTTTTTCTCCATTAATCAAATCAACAAGACTTTTTGAACTAATTATATTTAATTTATTAGTCAGCCAATCTGTATATTTTTCATCTTTTAAATCTATTACATTTAAAGCATTTACTTTATTTGTCGCTTCTTGTCTAAATCTATTATATTGTTCTTCATTATATTTATAAAGACCATCTAATGACAATATAGGCATAGTAGCAACAAAAGTTTTAGGAGCATCAGAAGGAATACTCATAAAGAAATTAGCAGTAGCAAATTTATGTTCTTGACCATTTATAACTACAGCTTTTTCTTCATTCTTTACATAGTTCATCAGTCCTGTTAATAGATAATCTCCTTTAGACATATCTTTATATAATACAGCTGTATTTGTACGTCTATCGGCAGAACCATTAACAAGAGATATTTTAACTAATTCATTTGCATATTCAGTAAGTTTATAAACATCGCCAACTTTTCTAAAAAGACCTGGCTGTAGCTTGCCCGTAGAGGATACACGCTCTATTAATATATTACTATAATTATATCCACTTCCAGCAAACTTTTGTCTAGCATATGCTTCAACAGCTTCTTTACTACTAAATATCAAAGGAAAATTAGTAAGATAACTTCTATTAATAACATCAGAACTTAAATTATTAGCACCATTTCTGTTATTAAGATTGACTTTAACATTAGCATAAGGAGTAATCTTATTACTAAATTCATATATAAACGGCAAATAACTATCAGGAATAAAATTATTTAAATCTGATACATCTTCACCTTTTGATAGTTTTTCAATATAATCATTCTTATTATCAATAGTATCAGAAATAATTTTACCAATAGTTGCAATATTATACAATAAAGATTTATATTCATCTTTATAATTATCAGCCATATTTTGCAATGATTGATAATCAATATTTGGTATTATTAGCTTTAATGCTTCATGTACATTTTCAATAGTTGCATTTTTTATATCAATATTAAACTTTTGTAATGTAGTTTCATCAGCATTTTTAATACCTAATTTAATATCATTTACAACTATTTCTGTAGGATTAGAAGAAGTATTACTAATTCTTACTTGATAACCACCTTGATAATCATAATAAGTTTCTACTTTAGGTATAACAGGTTTATCAAACACCATCATAAATTTATAAGCAAGATTTTTATCTGCTTTTAAATCATTATATAATATTATAAGACCTTTTAAATTTGATTTACGTCTAGCAATATCTGCAATAGAGTTTACAAAATTATCTACACTACTTTTATCGGTTTCTGTAAATAACACTCCTGCAAGATATTGTCCATCCATAAATTGAATGAATCCAGCTTCAGCACCTCTATCATATTGATAAACAGGATTACCTTTTTTATCTAATGTATAATCAATAGAAGAAAGTTTTGGGATACTATTAAGTTTATATTTAACAACTTCTTCTATATGTTCTTTAAAATTACTCTTCTCACCAATATTTAATTCCCATGATTTAGACATATCATCAACAGTATCTACATCTTCTGTATTACTTCCTTCCTCTTCTTGATTGCCTTTATTTTCATCTTCAACAGCTTCAAATTCTAAATCAATTTGACCATATAATGCAGCAACATCTCGCTTCATTTTTAATTCTTCGATAAATGTTTTATCAGAAAGACTTTCAAATGCAGCAAGTTGATTACGAAGAATATTATTATCTAGTTTTTCAATAATATTCTTTAATGCAATAGTTCTTGATGTTTCAGTAAGAAGTTTATTATATTCTTCTTTTAACTCATCATTATTATTTATTTCTTTTCTAACATTAAATTCGATAAATCTTATCAATGTTGATTTAAAATCATTTATAATATCACCTAATAATTTATATTTATTAGTAGCATTAAATTTATCATTTGAATAAACTTTACTAATATTACTAGCAATAAAATCTAATGCTTCTATTTTAGCAAGTTTACTAGTAAATCTTCCTGTTTGATGTTTAGCAATACTTTCTTGCAAAGATTGCAAATTTTTTGTTTTAGTATTATAAACTTCTTTCAATACTTCAAATGCTTGTTTAGGAGAAGTTTTAGCATTAATATCTCTTTTATCCAAAGCATTTTGAAATTCAGCAGTACCAACTGTAGCTAGATAATCATTATAAAGTTGTGTACCAACAGCAACATTGTTCTCAATATAAGAACGAAGTTTAGGATAATTGTTAAGTGTGAGATTAGAACAACTCATATTAGTAAGTATTTAATTAATAATATTAATAACAATATCATGTTCTGACTATGACAAATTGAAAAATTGATGCCTTGTCAGAACATGATTTTTAGGCTGTCTGACGGACTTTTATCGAAATCCGATACATACTACATACAATATATAGAAAGTTCGCCAGTGGTCAGCATTTGGCGTGCAGTGACTTGCAATGCTGGTGAAATGTTATTGACAACAGAATTGAAATTTGTTATTTGTCGTTCATCAATAGAACTAAATGCAAATCTATCATCAGCAAAATCATCTTCAACATTATTATCTTCTTGCACATTATTAGTATTTATTACTTCTTGTTTTTCTTCTTCAACTTTATTTACATCTTGTTCATCTTTAAAATCTAATGTTGTTTGAATAACTTTTTTAGGTTGTGTTTTTTTACTTCTACCTTTAGTTATTTTATTAAGCAACATCATTTCTCTATATAACAAAGAATTTCTATCAATTTCAATGCCAAGCATATCTGCTATTACAAGTAATAATTCTTGAAATAAATTCTTTACTTTATCTTTAAATCTACTACTTGCTGGTATCTTATTTAAAGCTGACATCAAATCTCTATTAGTTAAAGACTCAACAAGAAATTCTTCAAGATTAATATCTCTATCTTGACTTATATCAATAAATTGTTTTAGATATGGTAAATCTTCATTATTAGGTTCTTTCTTTTCTAATTCTTCAACATATTGTTTATATCTATTATATATATCTTCAATAGTATTTAATGCTTTTTCTTTATTATAAACCGTATCAAGTTGCTTATGCAGACTTTCATGAATAATAGTTCTAATCAATCTACCATAATTCATATTACCAATACGATTACTATTTAAAGTAATTTCTTTTGTATTAATATCATACAAAGCATATATAGGTTTTGCTTCTGTATCAATTATATTATCAATATTAATAACTTCTGGTAATATACCAATACGTTCTAATGCTTCAATATATTCCAACACTTCATTGTTATTACGAAACATTTCACGTAAAGCATTATTAGTTTTATTAATAACTAATTGTTTAATAACAAATTCTGCATTAACTTTGTCATCTAACAAATTAGCTGTATTAACCCAACTTGTTTCATCTGCTTTAAATACAACTTGAACTGTTGTCAAATTAGTTTTATGAAATATACCACTTATAGTATTATCTTTATTTTTTGGTAAATTCTGTAGATTAGTTGAAAGAAAATTATTACTAACAAGAAAATCTTGATAACTATTAAATTCTTTACTAACTTTGCCGACAGATATTATTGTTTTACCATTTTCTCTTTTATAATATTTTGTAGCAACAGGTATTTTAACTTTATCGTTTATAAAACTAAATGGAATACCAATTGTAGCATTTGCAAATAAATTATCAATATTCTTCTTTAATTCATTTTGAATATATTCATCATTGATAGTTCTTATTGTTGCACCACGAGCCTTATCAGTAATATTATATTTTACATCTTTAATACTATTTATTTGTAATTTTCTACCACTAGCATCATCATAAATGCTAAACAACCATTTATTATCTTTAGTTTGAAAACCAATACTATTACCTCTTTTACCAGGCTTTACATTTATATTAATTAAACCGCTATTGCCTGTTAAAGCAAATACATCATTAGAGAATTGTTTAAAGCTATAAGTATTATCTGATATAAATCTAGCAATAATGTTCTTTAACTCTTCTTGTGCAGCATCTATTAATTGTTTACCGAATGGACTAATATCATTACTTGATAATTCTTTTTGATAACAATAAGCATAACTAGTTTGTCCATTCTCTCTAGGTATAGCTATCATTGTCATACCAACAATAGGATAACCATTAACAATATTTGGAACAAGAGAATTAGCAGATTGTAGATTATTAGGTTTAGTAATTGTAACTAATGGATATTTATCTTCATTATAATCATCTATTACTTTTGTTATATTATTCAATTTAGATTTATCTTTTGGGTCAGATAAATTAATAGTTCCTTTATATAATTTATCAATAACAAATTTACCTTTAGCTTTTTTCGTTGCAACAATGTGTGCTTGAGCATAACTATTAGCTAATTTATTAAACCAATTATTTATACTTTCTTCTATATTAAAATTATCTGCTGCAACTCTAGCATAAAGTTTGCCAATATGCATTACAATAGTTTCTATTTGCTTTTCTGATTCTTCTTCATTTTCACTTAATGTTTGTCTAAAATTAATAAATTCTGGATAACTAGATAATTCTGTAAATATCTGGTCACGATAAATCTTAACATCATCTTTTTTATTTCTAGAAAAAGCAAATTCTCTTAAAGCAGATTCTAAATCTTCAGTTGGCTCAGTAAATACTTTTAATATAAAGTCTTTTAATTTACTCTTAGCAAAACTTTCATTTAAAGTAATATCATATAACCAACCTTCATTAGTAGTTCTATAAACTCCTTCGTTATCTACTTGTGGTACACCAAGATAACCAACAAAATTTCCATCTTTTCTTAATATAATTCTACCAAGATAAGTATCATATTCATATTCTAATTCATCGCCAAGATTTAATTTTGTTATAGTTTCAAAATCAGTATCATCAATATTAGCATTATTTGGAATATATTCTTCAAGTTTAGCCTTTTCTCTACTTGTTAATGTTAATAATCTATTTTTATATTGCTCTTTACTAAGATTTAATATTGTATCATTATCAGTTAATACATATTCTGTATTATATTTACTATATATAAATGATTTAATTTCATCATATAGAAACTCTGCTACTAATCTATTATTTGATAAATTATAAATATATTGTGTTAAAGTATCAGCATTAATATAAGTTTTACCTTTTATAGTACGACCATAAGTTTTACCATTATCAGCTTGTTTTTTAGCAAATTCTTCTAATATAGCAATTATATGTCGTTGTTTCTTATTCGGTTTTTTCTTAATAATAGATAATGTAGCATTTTTCAATAGAACTCTATCACTTTCTGATATAGCACTTTGTAACTGATTATCATCACCAAATATAGCTAAATCATCAATAAAAGCACTAATAGTATTTGTCCATGTATTATCTACTACTTCTTTACTAAATCCTAATTCTGACAACTTAGTCAATATTGCTTCTTTATTGTTATTAGCAAATTGAGCAAATTCATCATCATTCAATTCATCAATATTAACATTAGTTGTAGCAGCAATACTATCTAGTTGATTATATAATTCTTCAGCAGCAACATCATATAATTCATTTTCACTTAATTCAGCAAGATTAAGAGTTGGCTCGGCTGTAGCTGTAGTAGCATTATCCTCTACGGGCAAGCTACCGCTAGCATTATCATCTTTAGTATCTGTAGCAACTGGAGCAACTTCAGGTGTCGTAGCAACTTCAGGAGTTTTTGATATATCAGTTGTTATATCTCCTTCTAGCTTGCCCGTAGAGGAGATGCCATCATCATCAACAGGCTTGCCTTCTAACTCTGGTACATCATCATCTTTATTTATAGTATCATCATAAGCAGCTTGTCTATCCAACTCTTCATCAATAAACTCTCTTTGTAATTCAAGGTTGTTTAAATCATATTCAGCTTCTTGTAGAACTTTCAAAGATGTATTATAAGCAGCTGCATCTTTTTCTTCCATATTAGCAACATCAAAATTATCTCTATATTTTCTATATAAATCATTTTGAGTTTTAATAGCATTATTTATAATTTTTCTTCTACTTTCATCAAGAACATTTCTAAGTTCTGTTACTCTTTTCTTTAAAGCTGGTTCTGTCAAATCAACACTCTTTTCATTTAATCTATAATTCAAGTCATTATCAAACTTTCCATATATAGTATCAAATTCATCAGAATAATTATCACGAACTTTCTTTACAGTATCAATTATTTGTTTGTCGTTTACAACACCATTTTCATCATATAAACCAGCTGGTTGTATTTCTTCTAATTGTTTCTTTTGATTTTCTAATTCATCTAGTAATTGTTTCTTTTCTCTTTTTGATAAATTAGCATCAGTTCTTATATTAAATAGTTTATTTTCAATAGCACGTATTCTATTTCTATAAACAAGTTTTTCAATAGCAGAAATATCTTCTTGACTAATATTTATATTATCATCAGCCATTATTTTATTATATAAGTTATCATTATATAACTTCAATGTATCATATAATCGTTTTTTATTATTTTCTTCTACTAATTGTCTTGCTATAATACGACCAATATCAAAATTGCCACCAACTTTATTTACTTTATCAAATACATTCAAATATAATTCTTTTGTATTATCAATTCTTTCAATAAACTGCTTTTGTAATTCTAATGCTTCATCATCTTTAAGATTAAGTTTTTCTTTAAATCCTTTTGCTATATTTTCATCTCTAGCAAATTCTTCTAATAATTCAAGATTGCCATTATCAATAGCATCTATTATCATTCCATCAAAATAAGAATCACGAGCAAGTTTTTCTAGTTCTTGACGTTCTGCATCATTGGTAATATCAGCAGCGACTTGATTTCCTTCCGCATCTTTAATTGTTATATAAGGATTTTTATTTTGATTAATGCTATTAATAGCTTCATTGTATCTTTGGAAATGTAATTGTCTATTTAGTATTTCTTGTTTCTTTTTATCTTCAGCATTTGTCCATTCTTTATTTAGTTTTCTTTGAATAAATTCACCAGCAGCATTAACAGCACCACTAAATACTACACCACCAATAACGCCCCAAAAAGCTGACTCCCACATCATCGGGTCTTTAAGATAATCTTTAACAGTCTTAACATCAGTGTCTTTATCAAAAGCAAGTTTAGCTAATTCCATACCTTTTTCATCACCGATATAGTTTATAGCTTCTTCTATACCTTCTGTCCATTCGTTACGAGTACCTGTTGCGATACCATAACCAATGTCTTTTATCTTATCTATTGCTTTATCTTTAAAAGCAGTTTTAGCTATTGCTTCTTGTATAACAGCAGCTTCATCACCAAATTTTGCAGCAGCAGTTTTATTAAGTTTTTGTAATCTTCTAGTATTACTACCTTGTAATGCTTTCGACCACATATTCTTTAACCCATATACTTGTGCTATATCAAACATAGTATTCCATAGATTAAAATCAAATGCTTCATCTCCTGCATTATTTGCTATATCTTTTGCTATTTCTTCATTTGTCTTATTTGTATATTCTGGATTATTTTTATCAAATTCAGCACGTTGTTTAGTATCCATACTATTAAGTTCTTTAATAGCATAATCATAAGCATTTTTACTAGCTTGATTAGATTCTTGATAGTTTTCCAACATACGCATTGTAATACCAATCTTAGTAGTATCTATACCTTTAGCGACACGTTCTCTAGTTTTCTCTGATAATTTCAATACATTTGCTAATTTATTACCAGCTTTATTTATATTAAGCAAACTACCAACTTTAGATAATCCTTTACTAACACCAAAACCAGGAAGCATTAAAGTTAAACTACTAGCTATACTCGGAGCATTACTACCCCACCATGCAAAATCAGTAACATCAAATGCTTTAGTTGGGTCTTCTCTATATATCGGCATTTGCTCATTAATAGATTCTTTAAAATCAGCTAATGATTGAATAATATCAGGTCTTTCATAAGATAAATCTCCATCCATTGCTTCTATTAATATAGAAGCTAAATCAGCAGCACCTAATATAGTTCCTGTTGTCATTTCATTCAATGTTTGACCAATAGAATACATTCCTTGTTCAAATACAGATTGATTATTAGCACGTTCTTTATCTAATTCTTCTTTTGTATTAACAGGATTAACAGTTACATCGTATTCAGCATATTTAGTTGGGTCACCTAAATAATTAAGTCCATATTGATTAGGTATAACATTTTCTAATATATTGGATGCAAAGTCATCGCGTTTATTATAATCTGTATTAACAATAGAAGGAGGCTTTAAAGCCCCCTTTTTAGTTTTAGGATTATATTCTGGATTAGGTCTTTTATCTTTACCTTTGATAATATCTATTATGTTCATAATCTTATTCTTTTAAATCATTTAATAAAGACGTTTTAATATATTCATAATCATTAGGTCTACCATAAGATATTGCTATTGTAGAAGCAATATTCTTTATTTGTTGTCTTATTGCATCATTAATTTCATCAACTGAATAATTTGTATCTTGATATATATCTCCAGATATTAAACTATCTTTTATTTGATGATAATTTTCAATACTTTCGACAATATCAACAGCAGCTTTTCTAGAAATAGGATAAGTTCCTGTATCTGTTTTATAAACAAATTGATTATTACCTAAACAATCTATAGTTTGTCCACCTAATGTTGGAGTTTCAATAGAACTTGTTAAATATATTTTTCTATTAGTTTCATTGCCTAAAGCAATCTTATCTGATGCAATTGTTTTAGGACTATTATCAAATTCAGTAGCAGCTTGTTCTAATATAAGACCAGGAATAAAGAATGTTTGAGCATCTCCTTTAGGTGTTCCATCTTGGTCAGTTGCTGCATATATTGTAATATTTGTACCATTACCATGAACAGCATTATGTCCAGCACTTGCTTTATATCTACCAGTGCCTACAGCTGCTTTAATTAATTTTCCTACTTCTAATCTTTCTTCGCTTTCTATTTCTCTACTTAATGCTCCAGCACCATCAGTATCTTCGGTTGTAAATATATTTACTTGAGGATAATTAGCGTTAATAAGTTTATTTTCCAAATCAGCTTTTAATTGTTTATCATAAAGATTATATTGTTGTTCATCAATCTTGCCTAAAGTATAATCATGTAACAACTTCTGTTCAGTAAAAGTTTGATAAGGAAGATTTTCATTAGATATAGTAATTTGTTGAGGAGCAATATCAGCAAACCTACGTTTTACATTATTATTAGCTGTTTCATATATATTAGATATATCATTCATTAATAATGGGACTGCATATTTATCATTATAATTTGTACCACCACTTCTTGTTATTGCATTACCATTTTCATCTAATACATTATAATGAACATCGTCAAACAACATTTCGCCAAAACTCATTCTATCTTTGCTTTCCTTTATAGCAGAAGCAAACGCAACAATTTGATTATAATTATTTTTATCTAGTTCAATATATTTATTACCAGCACTATCTATACCTGTTCTATATCCTAATTCTTTTAATCCATTTGTTGTATTACCTGATAATGTATTTTTCAAATTAGTATAAAAATTATCACTATCGGTTGTAATTCTTAAATATCTACCATTATCACCATATATAGAATTAATTTTGTTTGTAATTTGTTTACCTTCAGAAGTTGTTGCATCAATATCAGCACCTCCATTTACTTTAGAAATAAATCTTATTGATGATTCATCTTCTTCTCCTAAACCTTTTATTAATTCTCTATAATTAATATTAGCTTCTTCTAGTTTACGAATAGCTTTTCTACTTTCTAATATTAATTTAGATTTTTCAGCAGGAGTTAAATTACTATTAGCAACAGTTGTTTCTATTAAATTCTTCCAATCATTAGAAGTAGCATTAGACATATCTTGTTTAATACTTTCACCTGTTATTGTTTTTACTATTTCATTCAATTTAGCTGTAGAATTTTGTTTATCTGTTTGAAGATTTGCAGCATAATCATAATTAATAGTAATAGGAGTACCTTCTGTACTATATCCAGGTAATCTATAAAGGTCTTGTAATTGTTTTTGTGCGGATGCTTGTTGAGCTTTTAAAGCAGCTTTATAAGTTGCAAGACCATTACCATAAGTAGTAGTTGTATAACTTCTATTATATATAGCAGCTTGAATACCTGGTTCTAGTCTTTTTTGTAGATATTGTTCAGGAGATAAAGTAACGCCATTCTTATCTTCAACATCTGAATTAACTCCATATTTCTTTTGTTTATAAATAGCTACATCATAATCTTGTTCAAGGCTAGCTTTAATTCCAGGTGTTGTTTCAATATATGCTTGTATGCCTTTCATTATTTTATCTCTACCAAGACTTTCCCATTGATTAGTTGTAGTATTATACACTTGACCATCAAAAATATTATCTGATGTTGGGTCTGTTATTACTTTTCCATTTTTATCTAAAAATCTTGTAATATTACTTCTACCCGCATCTTTAGCCGCTAATTCTATACCACCTTTTAATATATTAATTAATGGTATTTCTGATACAGCTTCTTTTGTTGGTTTCCAATCTGTACCACCAATAACATTACCATTAGCATCAAGTTTATCTTGATAACGATAAGTATTTATTTCTTTGAAAACATTTTTATAATCTTTTGATAAATCTGTTCTTTTATCTAAATCTTCAATATATTGTTTATACTGTTGTTGTGCTTTTAATCTACCACGAACATCAGCTCCAGTAAGCATCTTTGTCCCTTTTGTTATAATATCATTTAATGCATATCCTTTAAAACCATTTATTGACGCATCATTTATCATTGTCTGAAGTTCATTCATTTTATTAGCACGCCATTCATCTTCTGCACTATTTAAGTCTAAAGCAGCAAATTGTTGTTGTATAAGATTTTCTTTTTCAACAGCTAAATCATGTCTTTGCTGCAAATAATTATAAGTATTAGCAATTTCTTCTAGATTATGTTTAGGACTATAAGCATAATCTTTATATCTAAATGTATTTAAAGCCATAGTTATTTATTTAATATATAATCTATTATTTCTTGTGGTATCTCTTTGTATCTTGCCTGTAGGGAACGCAACATTTCTTCATCACGCAATCTAGCATTTCTATTTATCATATAATTATTAAGACTTCCGCCAATATTACTAAACAGATTTCCAATACCAGCTGCATAATTTTCTAATTGATTAGTTCTAACATTTGTATTAAATAATATTTTTTTAATCAAGTTATCAGCATTAAATCTATCAGTAGCCATCTTAGCATTTGCATTAAATTGGTCTACTGCAAGTTTATTACCAATATTAGCTCTATCAACCATCATCTTCAACTGTGCTTTCTGCATTGCTTGTTGTGCTCTTGCTGTTAAGAATTGATTATAAGTAGCAGCATTAGCTTGTGCAACTTGCTGAGCATTTAATCTATCTTTATTCATCAATTCTGTTTCAATATTTTCTTTCTGACCATAAATTTGGTTTTTAGCTTCTTGAGATTGAATAGCAGCACGTTGTTTTCTAGCTAATGCAACTCTACTACTAGAAGTATTTCTATCAATTTCATTCATAGTTCTTCTAGTTTCATCTTCAATTTTAGATAATTGAGGATTAACATTATATCGAGTTTTAAGTTTAGCAGCGGCAACAGTAGCAGGAGCTTCCAAATCTTTTATTTCAGCAAGTTTAATTTCAGGAAGATTAGCTAAAGTAGGAGCAGTCATTGTTGGTAAATCAACAGTTGGCATTTTACTATTTATAATAGCACTACTAATAAAATCAATAGCACTTCCTCCTAAATTAGTATATAAATTAATTTTATCAAGATTGTTATTAAACCAATCAGTAAATCTATTAAATCTACTTGGTTTTGTATATTGTCTTGCTAAATTAATTGTATCAACATCTTCTATTTTTTTTGCCATGCTAGCTAAAGAAGGTCTTTTATAAACATCTTCTGTATATCTAGGAATAGAAATTTTATCAGGTTGAGTATAAGGAATAGCTAAAGAAGTATTATCAGCTATCGGTTTGACTAAATTATTAGTCGATTTTGCATTTGAACCAACAGTTCTTTTGGCAGCAGTTGATGTAGTTTTAGGATTATAAAAATATGTTCCAATATTACCAACATTTAATTGTGGGATACTAATTGTATTTGTATCAGATGTATTATTTGCAGGTTTGCTTGTAGCTTTATTTGATATAGTAATTGTGTCAGGAATATATTTTTCTTGAGTTTTTAACCAATCAACAGCTTTGATAGCATTTGTAATACCATAAGGATTAGCTTTAGATAAATCAGCTGAAACAGGTACAGCTTCATTTCTTGCGTTTACATAATATTTTTGCCCTTTATAATCAAAAGTATCTCCGATTTTATATTTATCATTATTTATTCTAAAACCTGTACCAACTTTAGCTTTCTTTCTACCACCACATCTCATAGTGTGAATAAGCCCATTTTTTACATTACCATTAATTGTTGCTATCATATAACCACCATTTTTATATTTCGTACCATCATCTTTAATACGATTTTTATCTTTAAAATTCTCTTGTGTATTAAACACAACATCAGGATTAGCACCACCAAGAACTAATTGTGCTGGAGAGCCTGCCCGTAGGAAAGGAACAGAACTAAACACTCTTACTTCATCAGGCTTCATTTGCATCACTTCTCCACCTTCAACTTCTAAATCTTTTCCAACATCAACTCCACCATTAGTATGTTTACGTCCAGCAATATAATACATATTATTACCTAAATCAATAGCTTTACCACCACGAACAATATTAGGTGTAAGAGTGCTATTACTATTAATCGGTCTTACAATTTTATTCTTTCTCATTGTTATAAAAATTAATCATTTTCGTGCGTTCTAAGCGATTTTCTGACATCGACCTTTGCAATTAATCAATCGAAAAAAGATAATCGCTTAGACGCAAAAAGAATGAGGTTAGCATTTGCGTTTTGACCTATTTCGGAATACTGATTTGCCGCCTGCACGGAATCTCATAGTCGGAATATTATTAATATTATTATTACCAATACTACTAGTTCCAGCATATTGTGCATTATTTTGTCCAACCTGTTTACCTGTATAACTATTTGCAATAGATTTATCTACTTCAAGATTAGCAACTACAGGGTCATGATATTTAAGTCTACCACTATAATCTAATTTATAAGCTGGAACTCCAGTTTGAGCAGTTGCCGCAGATATAACATTTCCAATTCCACTATCAATACCTGAAGCTATACCAAACCATGCTTTTTGTCTATCACCACATTTACGTTTTTTTCTACCACCATATCGCATAAATCTATTCTTAAATTCTTTATCGATATCAGCAGTATTTCCAAACGCTTGTGTTAAACTTTGTGCACTTTGTATTCCAACTTTTTGAGCAGAAAGTTCATTTTGTTCTTGATTAAGTTTTTCTTGTGCTTCAACTTCTGCAAGTTGTTGTTGGTAATTAGCATCAATTTGGGCTTGAGCATTTGCCATTTGTTGATTAATAGCAGCTTGTTGATTTGCAGCTTGTATTTTTGCAGCTTGCGCTTGTGCTTCCGCTTGTTTTTTTTGTTTACGAGCACCTATAATACTACTAATAATACCAAATAACGCTTTTTGTCTTTTACATCTATTTTTCATAATTATTTATTAAAATAAGATTGAACATCTTTTATTACTATCTCTCGTGTATTATCTCTAAATATAATTCTAACAACTATATATTTTCCTGTCATTAATTTATTATCATTATACCTATTATCATTAAGAGTTAAATCTGGATTTATTTCTCCGCTAATTCTATTTGTAATATTTTCATATTTATAATCAGCAACTTTATTTTTGAAATAATTAAAATTCCATCTACCAAAATCATAAAATGGTTTCTTATAATCTTTAATAGATTTTCTTTCTTCTCTTATATTAAGTTCTCCACTATAACAACAATTACTATATAACTTTACTTTTAATATTTCAAATGGAGTATTATACTTATTAGTTATATATGTTATAAAATCAAGAACTTTTATTTGATTATAATTACCATTATTAAAATATACATCTATATAAGAACAAATAGTACCATCTATTACTTCATTATAGAAATCTTTATTTAAAACATTATCTACATATTCATTATAAGTTGTTTTAGAAAACTCTTTTAATTTAAAAGCAGTATCCTTATCTATTATATAAATATTATCTTTCATTGATATAAAAGGATAATTGCTTGTATAACTATGAGCAGATAACCAATCATTATTAACAAGATTATAACTTAATATATTACTATTATTATTTTCATCTATAAAATTAAATAACAATCTACTTCTTACATTATCTTCTCCTATATAAATATGTTTAATGTTTTTACTTCTAATATAATTTATAATACCAGTAGTTATTTCTGCAATAGAATTATTATCATAACGATAAATTACTTTAGCATTAGAATCATAAAATATATAACCATAATTTCCAACACTATAAGATATAAAATCTTGAAAACCGGCAAAGCCTCTTTCTGTAGTAAATACTTCTTGATAATTAACTTCAAATACATCTGGCATTAGCATCTGTACATCTTTATCTTGCGTTTTCAATGTATTATCAACATTGAATACAAACATTGATTTTTCAGTATGTACAATCAATAATGTGCCAGCAGCCACAATGTTTGTTATCGCACCTTTATTTTCTGTTATTCTTTTATATGCTTCAACTTGAAAATTCTTCCATCTATTTTCAATAGATTCATCAGATATAACATCACTACGATAAACAGTTTGATAATAATTCTCAATAGTATTTGATATTAAATCGCTTCTATAATTATATATCAACTTTGTTAGATAGTCATAATAACAAGCCTCAAGTTTAAATAATTCATTAACTCTACTAGGTTCTATTACGGTATTAATTTTTTGTATATTTGTTGAACCATCACTATAATTATAAGCTATTGTTCTAGGAAGATAATTAGCTTTTTTAGCAAACAAAGGATAATGACTAAAATGTAAATATCTAATAGCAAATACATGTGGTTCGCGAGTACCATCAGCTATAACATTATCTTGATAAAATAATTTCTTTGTTGTATAATTAGTAGGATTAGCAACTGTATCTGATATTAAAACACCATCATGATGAAATTGATAAACACTATTCATTTGCAAATAATAATTATTATTATATTTATAATTTGCATCATCTCCATAATTTCCAGTTGCTCCTGTTTTTAATTTAATAAATCCTAATGGTATTAATTTTTTATCTTTCTTACCATAGAACGTTTTAGCTATTTCATAATGCCCATTCGAATCTACTGTTCCTCTTATACCAACATATAATTGATTTGTATTAAAAGTAATTCCTTTATTTGCTGTAATTTTTAAATGTCCTTCTCTACCAATATTAGTATCTATATTTGGAGTAATAATATTTGTACCTGATACATCATATTTTTCTCCATCAATCAAATTACTATTTTCATAAACATCATAAAATTTTGTTTCATTTTCACTAGAACTTCTTGCTGTTTTACCGCTTAATGTAGCAATTTGTTTTATTATACCAACATCAGTATATCCACCTATTGTATCAAATTCAGGATAATTAAAATAAAAAGTAGCAGCACTAAGACCTGTTTTATAAGTTGCATTATATAAATAACTATTTATTGCTGTAGCTAATCCTTCACCTATTTCAACATATTCAGGTTCTTCATAACTAATAAAATATCCAACAGCCTCTTCTATTATTGGTATATTTTCAAATACAAATCTAATACCAACTTTCATATTTTGGTCAGCTCTATAAATATAATCTCCATTATTATTTACATAACTTTCCATTTTATAATTTATGCCGTTAGTTGTATAACTATTTAATGTTCGAATTTGAATACCATCGCTATAAGTTCCATCTTTATAAACATAGTGTATAAAGAAAGAATAATAACAATAATTTGTTATATAAGTTTGTTCTTCATTTTTACTTAATGTTGATAATTCATTATTGCTTCCAACACAATAAATTTTTATATTAGAAGTATCAATATCTTTTAATTTAGTATTAGGATTATCAACTTTATAATTACCAAGATAAACTCTATTTCTATAATTACATAAAGTTCCAACATTATAGAAAGATTGCTCATTTACTGTTAATTCATCAAGACTTATAATTTCATCTAATAATGATACATTAACTGTTTTAACAACATCATAATCATATTTTACTGTACGTCTAGCTTCAGTTCCACCGTTATAATTAATAATATATCCTAATTCAAATTGAGTATATAACTTACTTGTTTCTAATATATCATTAATATTTACAACAACATTTAAACTAATATTGCAATATTCTAAGTCATCATTATAACAATCATCAATCTTAACAACGGTAGGTGTCTTATCACTTTCAGTTTCTCCAACTAAAGCTAAATCTAATGTTTGTTTAGCAATTTGATAATTATATTTATCATAAACAATAATAGGCATGCTTATTGGAAACCATAATGTTTTCTCATATTCATTAATATAATAACGAATAAAGAACACATAAGTACCTGTTCTAATTTTAGAACCTTTATTCAAATAATAATTACTAAAGTTTGCTATTGGAACAATCGGTCTATTTGTATAAATATCATCATCATTATAATTAGCAATATAAACAAATCTATCAAGATTGATTGTTTTTAAAGCAACATCTTTAGTTGCATTTCTTTCACTAAATGATATTATTAATTCATTGTTTACATTATAAGTATATGTTCCAAATACTTCTCCACCACACCATTTCCAATTGGTTGTTAATTCTTTATAACTACCATCTGTTTTAATTCTTGCAATTTTATTATTATCAAAGAATAAAACAAATTCTTCATTACAAGAAATCACACCAACAATATTATAACCAGCAGGAATATTAGAAAAATCTATTAATGAATTTTCGTTTTGAATATTAATACCATCTACTGTTAAAATAATATTACTAGCATGACAAAGTTTACCATCTGACATTTGGTCGTACGGAGTATCTAAGTCTAATTGCGGTATTACTTTCATTATCCTCTAGGTTTAAATGTATAATTATAAAAATAATTCTGCCATTCTTTAGTATCAATATTTCCTTGTATTGTATTAATAACACTAGCTCTGGCTTTACTCTTTAACTGCATCCACATATAATAAGGATTAGTACCATATTGACTAGCATTAAGATTAAATACAGAATGTTTCATACCACGACATAACATCTTATACATACAATAATAAGCAAGTGCTTCTATAAGATTTCCATCGTTTGGAATAACAGGAATTTCTTCTTGAAAATATTCACTATATTGAGTTTCAACTTCAAGATTTTCTATATAAATATAATCAGTATCAAAATTTAATTCAATATGATTAGCGTCTACTAGTACATAGTTTCTTTCCTCTACGGGCAAGATATAACGGTCAAATGTTATATTTCTTTTATTAACATCATCTTCATTATTATGAATAGCAATACTTTCTCCATAATTAACATCTGACATTCCAGCAACTATAGACATAGTATCTGATAAATCTTCATTATCTAATTGTAGCTTGCCCGTGGAGGATTGACATCCACAATCAACTTTATCATCTATATTGGCAATAGTACATCCTCTTTTATCATAAACTTTTAATTCATTATTAATTATATTACAAGAACTATATGCTATTCTATTATTAACATTAAGTTTTCGTTTCTTCTTAACAACAGATAATATTTTTAATTGTTGCATAGCATCAACACACCATGCAGGAACTCTATTAACCCAATCACTATTATCAGGATTGAAATCGTTGTCTATTTTTGCGATTATAGACTCCATTGGTAAATTTGTCTTGTTCGGCATTTCGTATAAAGTTTAAATAAGACATCTTATCATGTTTAAGCAATATTCCTAATTTATGTGTTATATCACAATTAAGTGCATATATTTCTTCTTTGTTTTTACATTTATCAGCAATCTCTTCTTGTGTCATTCCACGTAAATTAGCATTTATAGTTTTAATACGTTCAAATTCTGTACTAACTTTTCGACCAACATATCGAAGTGTCATTTCTAATTTATAATAATAATTATCTCTTCTATAAGTAATATATTTAACGCCATTATATTTAACGCCATGTAGTTTTGCTATTTCAGCATCTTCTTTATTATAAGGAATCAAACCTTTAGCACGAATTTCATCTAATTTAGTTTTAGTAGCTTTAAGGTCTGCCATTCTTTTATCTTTCTTACAACCATCAGTTTTATATCTATTAATAAGAAATTCAATCTTTTCATCAGCAAAAGAATACATATATCCTTCTAATAAACATTTATGAACTCCATATCTATAATAATTATAAACAATTCTTTTATATTCAGCAAAACTTAAATTTGCTCTTTTATCAAGCAATACTTTTTTCTTTAATAATATATGAACTCTTTTTACATCATTAAGATATACATTCAAATTATATAAAACACTACTATTAGAATTATATGCTTCTCCATGACGCATTAATTGTATAACTTCTAATCGTAATTCTTTATTTAATATTCCATCTTTTATTTCTGGATAATCATCAAGATTAATATCAAAAGTTTTCTTTATATAATCTTTTTTAGAAAAGACAATTTCTTCATGTCTATTTTTTACTTCTAAAGCTAGATTTAATTCTTGTTCGACTTTTGTTTTAACATCATTAGTTTCACTTTGAAACTTAGTATAAAAATGTTGCAAATCTATTTCTACTTTCATAATTATTATTTAATTAAATTATCTACAGGTGTTTCGTTTGTTTCTCTAGGAACTTGAAGTATATTGCGTTTAAATATAACATCTTTAATACTACCAATCATATCTTCAGGAAGAAGAAATTCATTATCATCTAATTCATCATTATCTTTTATATAATTTCCTTCAACATCTATTGTTTCTGTTTGTATCAAATGTGGATATTCAAATACACTTTCAATAATAATATTTTCAGCATTTTTTATACTATCATTATCTCCGTATATATAAATATAACCATTAACATAATCATAAACAGGAGTTTTACAAAAACCAGCTAAAAGATGATAAAATTTAGCAGTAGCTTCTTTTGCAAATGATATATTTCTATTACTATATCCAACAGTTCTAACAGATAAAAAAGGCATACCATTTGTTAATCTAACAGGAGTAGGTACTTTATTCTTACTACGTTTAATAGCAGGAATTAATAATTCTCCACTTTCATAAACATCTCCATCTGGAACATCTATAATTTCTATTCTAAATCTTTGTTCTAGACCTTTATCTATTACTCTATTATTACCATAACTTTTTCGTATTAATTCATTACGAGTATGAATAATAGCTTGACGAATATTACGTCTTAAAGGTACATTATTAGGTTGACCAACAGCATGAGCTATTTCACTAATTAATTGATTTAAAGTTGCCATATCATCATGTATTAAGTTTATCACAAAACTATTATTGATAACGAATAACATTATGTCATTAACCATCATTAACAACATTAATAACATCATTATCAATATTATTATAAAATAAAAATAATTGCTACTATCGCTGACGCATTTTCAAACTGTCTGACGGACTTTATCCAAATCGTGATATTTACATCATAACGATATACAAAATCGAACAGAGAGCCAAAAAATGCCCTCTACGTTGATGTTCGATATAATTTTGTATGTCAATCAGAATAAAACCATAGTCAGCCAATCGAGAAAATCATCATCAGCAACAATAGCAATTATATTATTATCACTACTAATAGTTGTAGCTTGCCCGTAGGGAAATGCTTATACCTTCATCTGTCCAGCAGCAGTCATCGCATCAATTATACTATCAATGGCAGTTTTAAGATTAGCAGCAGTATTATCAGCAGGTTTAGAAACTTTTGCAGCTTGTTTAACAAGTCCTAATTTACTTTCAGTAGCAGCAGTATAAGTAGTATTAGTATCTGTCCAAGGGACATTAACAAACATTTTACCATTACTATCTAATTGTACAGCATAATTTTTACTAGCTGTTGTATATCCAATTTTAACTCCACCGAGAGTTGTACTAGTAGCTTGAGTTAATGCTTTAAGTTCATCAAGTTTCTTTTTATCTTCTTTACTCATTAAACCGTCTTCAGCTTGTGTAGCTTTATCAATACCAGCAGCTTTGGCGATTTTATCATAAATACTAATAAGACCAGCACGAACTTTAGGACCATAAGGGATTGTTCCAATAAATTTAATAAATTGACTTCTTTCCATAATTGTAAGTTTTAATGATTAATTATTTAGTTATTACTGTAATTTTATTTGTATCAACATCAATAGATATACTATATTTACTAATATCATCTACAGGTTTACCTCCTTTAGTTAATTGAATATTAAATATACCATTTTCTTTTAATATATCTTCAGGGATTTCTGTAAAATATTCAATTTGCATAATAGTTTCTACCATAGCAATATGGTCGCCATTATTAACTTGAACAAATGAGCCATCATCTTTATTAGCTTTTGCTATCAATCTATAACTTTCTCCTTTTTTGAAATTATATTTAAATGCAGGAATAGTTACAATAACTCCATTTGGAGGTAATGTATTAGCTTTAATAGTTTTAGTAACTTTACTATCATCTATAGGAGTTAAACTGCCATCAGCTTCAATTTTTGCAACATAAAACTCAACTGTATTATCCGTACCTTGCTCATTAAATACATGGAATGAACAAGACATTGTACCAACAAAAGACTTAGTAATTAAAGCATCACCTTGAAGTTCTTTATTAGCACTACCAATATCATACCAAGCATTATTATTTTTAATAAAAGAGTTCTTTTTAAATATACCAATAGGCAATTTAGTTTCAGCCGCATTAATTGTAAATCTTAATGATATTTCTCCATTAGGACACAATATGGTAGATTTAGTAAACATATCTCTTTTTACTAAACTTTGTTGTCCTCTATAGAATTTTTCTTTAACAAGAACATAAGTTAATGATGGTTTAATATCTCCTTCAAAATCATATATTGTTACATCTACTGGAGTACTATTATCATTAGGTCTTAGCATAAACACACATTCGTTATAATCTTCAACAAGAGGGAATGTAAATGTTTTAGCTATTCTTCTTTTATCAGATATAACATCTTCACTAATAAACATTTTATCTAGTTCTGTCCATCCATTTTCATATACAGGTTGCTGATTACTAAAACCATTTAGTATAGGTTCAGGAGCAGGTAAAATTCCTTTATAACCTAACATTACAACATCAAAAGCGTTTTGTTTATTTTGTATTTCAACAGAAATATCAATATCACATCCTTTTAATCTCATTAAATCTACAGAAGTATATTTCTTATATAAAGAGAATATACAAGAACTAGTTGTAGATTTAATATTAAAACCGTTATTAATTACTTGATACGATAAAGCTGTTCTGAAATCAAATTTAAGATTGTTACCTAAATTTGTAGTTTCATTACTACTAATAGTAATTATTGTATCTCTTGCATTAACACGAGCAAAATTAATATTATTTTCTCCGTATATGACTTTACCTAATTCAATATGATTATCTGTGTATTGTAGATATTTTGTTAATGCTGAACCTAAACCACTATTTTCTGTAACAGCTTGAACACATATTCCTGTACCTAAACCAACAGATATATCTTCTTCTTGTTCAAAATCTCCAGAGATTTTATAGAATACTTCTTTATATCCTTTAGCTTTAAATACAACAACCAAATGCATTTCTTCAGTAACATTTCCTGCTTTATAATCTCTTTGAATAATCGCAGGTCTGCCATTTATATCATCGATATAATTACCGTCTTTATCTACTAGTTCTAATTTTATACTACCATCTTGTGATAAAGTATTATCTTCTTCTAGATTAGGAACATAATCAAGCATAGCTACAAATGTAGTACCTCCTGTAACATTCGGGTCTTTATTATCAATTTCTTGAGTAACAATACCTCCTGTTTGTTTATTAAATTCTACACTCATTCCTCCGCTATATAACATATTAGTTATACTAGGTTGATTAGTTACAATACCTAAATTAATATTATGAGTATATTCTGTTACTAATGCAACTCCTTCATCTTCCGCTTTACTCATAATAGATAAATCTATATCATATATTTCATTATTATCTTTATCTCTTCCAACTCCTAAAGCAGAAACTTTAATAGATTTATCTAATGATTGAATTCTTCTACCATTAAATTCTTGATTTAATATATTATCTTTAGCTGCAATAGTTTGACTAGATTTATCTATAGAAATAGTTGTTTGTTTTATATCATCATTGTGTTCTACAGTAAGACCTTTAAATTTTAAATTTTCTGCTCCAATTACTATATTTCCTTTATCATCACCAACAGTTAAACTATAATCTTGAGTTTGATGATGTGAAATAAAATCATAAGAGTTCTCATTAATAATAGGCAACATATAACCATTATAACCATTTTCAGATATAGTTATAGGTATACTAGCTCCATTGATTTTATCATTTCCAGTTGATAACAATTTTAATGTAGGATTTGTTATACCACTAGAAAGAATAGTTTCAATCATTATAATTTGATTGTTTGCTATAGGAGGAAGAGTTTGTTCTATAGTTTGATTATTAGTAGTAAATTGAAACACTAATAATAAAGTTGTAACATCTTTATAAGGAGATTGAGATAAATCTATTGCAGTTTGTGTTTCATATCTATTGGTATAAAACAATGCTTTAATTTCATCTTTAGTTTTACCTTTAACTGCATCATGTTGAGATTTACTCAAAGCTTCAAAAGCGGGAGTATTTTTAACAAGATTATCAGCATCCGAAGTACTAATTCTACTTACTATAGAATTACTTTTTACATTAGATAAATCTTTAGAAGCTAAACCAGCAGCGTTACCTTTTTCTAATAATTTAGCTAAATCAACATCTTCTAAATTATTTTTAGCTAAATCATCAGAAGCTATTTTTGTATTAATGGCATTAACAACAATTTTAGGAAGTATGCTATTTATTTTATTAATAACTTCTGTATCTATTTTTCCTGTTAAATTATTAGCTAGTTGTTTTGTTACTTCATTTACAACACTAGTTTGAATTAAATTTGTTACTAAACCAGGCAAATTAGTTGTAAGATAATCTTGTACTATTTTATTTACATCTGTTGGGTTGATAGGTTCAGTGGCATCTGACTCTTCTCCATATAATATAACATCAGCAACAGCATAATCTTGAAGATTACGAACATCAGTATTAGATGTAATATTAATATCAAGTTCTTGTTTAATATATTTGCCTAATACATCTTCGGATGATGTAAATCTATAACCTTCAAAAACAACAGTACCTGATTTAAAATTAGGAGTTATATTAAACCAAACAATATTATCTTTAATAGTACAATTAGTAAGAGCTCCTTTATTTAATTCAAATTCAAAAGGAGTATTAGGATTAGTATAAAGTTTACCTTTAATGTGTACATCATTAGGATTAATAGGTAAACGATTTTTCTTTCTAAATTGAATACCAATTCTTTGGTCGCTATTTGTTGAAATAGGTATTGTGTCCATAATAATTTAATTTTTAAATACAACCAATAATAATTCCAATACAATCTGCGATTATATCTTTATAATCACACATTCCTTTCTTGCTTACTTTGTCATATACTTCTTTGCTAATTGCTATAATAAATACTATTATAATAGCAATCCATAAATCAATAAATCTTCTAAGTTCTAAAGTAAGACTTAAGCAAACAAGTAGATGTAGAATTTTATCTACACCTACTTTATTAACAATACCATTTATCATATTATTCCTCCTTACTACTCCATTCATCACTTTCCAACAAATTATTAAGTTCATCTGTATTATATTCATAGCTCGGATAAGTCCATTGAATAGTACCATCTGTATCAGTTGGAAGTTCTCTAAATTCAAGTGTTTTTCTTTTCTCTAGTAAAGTTTCTTCATGTACAATTACTTGACTTCCGTCAATACTCTTTCTATGAGTTTCAAGTTCTTTTTCGCTAAAGATTATTTTAGCATCTTCTATTGGTAGTACGATAAACTTCATATTTCCTCCTTTCTTTAAGTTGTTTGTTCACTTGGTAATACATAATTAGCATCTATATACTTTCTTATAAATGCTTTTATCTCTTGTTCGTCTAAGCTGCGGTCAAAAAGATAGGCAGAGTAGAAAGCCATTTTAGCATGATAAATATTATTTCTTAAACGACCTAAATTTATTATATTTGTATCTTTTCCATTTCCTTTATTTACAATAATCGAATTATAGTTTGTAGGAGTTACATATATAATAGGATAATTTATCGGGTATTGTCTTCCACTTTCAAGCCCATAACTAAGATAAGCCCTATATCTTAACGAAAAAGCACAATTACTATAATCTCCCGCATCTTTAGATAGAACAGTCACATTATAATCTTTATTATAATTAAGAGGGGTAGTCTTTAATATTAAAGTAAAATCATCTTGTATAGGCATATTCTCATTAACACCATAATCATCTACACCATCAAAGACTAATGCTCCTTCATATTCAGGAAGAAGTTCTATTGTTATATTACATTTTCCAATAAATCCAGGAATTATACATCTAGGTTTTGTACTTTCTATATCAGTAAAATCTATATCGTATGTTCCATCTTCAGTTATTGTTTTTACTATATAATTACTACCATCATGACCAAATTTAATTGATTGATTTTGTTGCAATCCAGTTACTTTTACTTTCATTGCATTAAGTATAAAACTATAATATAATAAAGCCTTGGTGACGGTATTTGATTCAGTAATTACAATTTTATTATATTGTTTTTCAAAAACACCGCTATCTTTAACAGTAGACCATTTTTTAAAATCTGTAGAATACCCTCCATACCCACTCATCTCACTAAAAGCAAACTCATTCAAAGTAATATCATGTCCATTACCTGTCAAATCTTTAAGAGTTGCTTTATCTTCATCATCATTAGATTTACCTTTTGCTGACCAAGCGGCTATAAGTCCAGGATAAATAATATTTCCTCTTGCTCTATTTCTTAAATATCTTCTTCTCATACATTACTAACATTAATATCAACAACAATTTTATTAACTATATTAATCTGATAAATCTTATTAGCTTCAATAGTCAATGGTTCTTCATATTTTAAATCAGCAGAAAGAACTAATTTAGTGGCAGTTGCTCCACTAATAAATTCAATCATATATTCATTGACTATATCATCATTAGCTACATCACCTAAAGTAATATTCAATTCAGCAACTTCACCCCATTTATAATAAATATTAGGACTAATTGTTTTAGTAGTAGCTGTTTCATTAATAAGTTTAAAATTAGTTTTATTTTCAAGATTAGTCACTTTAGTTTCAACAGTTGTTACATCAGATTGTATATCACTAACTTGTTGTTTAAGTTTATTAAATTCATCAGGAGAAACTCCACCGCCTGTTCCACCACCTTCAGCAATTCTTGTTAATAATTTAATAACTTGTGTACAGAATACATTCAAATTCATAATTGTAATATTTAATTGATTAATACTAATATAATGATAAGTCATTGTAGCTTGCCCGTAGAGGAATACATGACTTATCATTACACTTTTACTTATTCACTTTTATCATCAATAGCTTTATCAACTTTTCTATAATTAATGCCTAATTTATCACAAATAGGAGCAGCTAACCACTTCCAAAATACAGGAGCAAGTATAGCACTATTTAATAACATCTTTATATCACTATATCCTATTTCGATATAAACAGCAGTAATTATACCAATACAAACAACTAATACTAATCTTTTTTGCCAAGCTGGAACTTTCTTTTTACCATTCATATCATCAATAATCTTAATGATAAAATAAGTAAGTCCATTAATAGTAATCATAAAAGAAAAATCAAAGTTGTTTATTATCAAGTCTATTATCTTTTCTATCATAAAGCAAAACACAACCAAATTAATAAACCGCCAATGATAGCTGGAACAGCACCATCTAATATACTTTTCCAATAAGTTTTATTATTGTACATACCTTCATAAGCAGCACAACAAATAGCAACAAAACTAACAGGTATCATACATTCTATTGTCATACTTAATGTAATACCAAACAATGCAGCTACAGCTATCGCTATAATTGCATAAAGTAAATGAGTTTTTGTAATCATAATTGTAATTGTTTAAAGATTAATTATTTAAAAATAACTTTTACTATTTCATCATCTATAACATCCAATGCATAATAGCCTACATCAGATTTAGTTGCAATATATTTATTATTAGATTTACAATAACTATTAATAGTTAATATTCAATCTTGTTTAACAAGTAATTATAAAGACTATTATAATATATCTTTTTCATGAAAAAAAAATATTAAAGTTATTATCAATATTAAGTATATTATTATTAATTTATTAATAAATTATTGTTTAATTCCAGTTACAGATATAATAACATTTGCTGGATTATTACCTGCCCCAGCTATAATATAAAATGAAGTTTCAATATTTTCAGCATAATATATGTCAGCTTCAGGTTTTCCTTCTAGACCATTAAATGCATTTGATGATTTAGCAATAGTAATAGCGTATTTCCTAGAACCAATATTATGATTTACTTTAAATCCGTATATGGTATAATCTGATATAGAAAATTCTATTCCTGGTGATTTATATGTATATCTATCATCAATTTCACCACCACCATACTGAGTACTACTAAAGTTTATTTCAAAATGAAATAAAACAGTTCCTAAAATACTTGACATTACTGATGCAACCTGCTCTTTTGTCATTATTCCTGCAACTTTTCCATTTTCATTAATGCAAACAAATTTAGAGATATTATCAAGTTTAGGTAATGTAGCTATTTCATTACTTAATTCAGTCTTACCAACATATTCAGTTAAATCAATAGCAGCTTCATATTGTCTTAACAATTCCCATACATCATCAACTACTACAAATTCATCATATTTATTACTTTCTCCTTGTTTTGCTGATACTTTAAGATATATTTTATTTTTATCATCATCAGACATGTTAGGTATATTAGGTAAATTAATAACAACTCTATATAAAGAAAGGTCTAAATTAGAAATTCTATCGGCTTTTTCTTTAGCATAATCTCCTTGTTCTTTAGCATAATCTGATTGAGTGTTAGCTTCTTCTATAGCATTAGTTGTATTTTGAGTAGCTTGATTAGCATTATTAATGGCTTCTGTTATACTTGGTTTTACATTATCATTATAATCTGTTTTTATTTCATTGGCAGCATCATAAGCAGGTTGTTTTAAATCTTCTATTTGTTCTGGGGTAAAATCTTCATAACTAAATTTAATCATACCACTATTTTGCCATTTTGGATTACTAGTGACATTGCCATTTTCTCCAACATATAAATATAAATGGCCATCAATTAAATAAGCATCTCCATATCTACCATCAGCAGGTAATTCACTTTCATTGTTAAGATTAGAAATAATATTTATACTAGCACCAGTATCTCCTTTTAAATTTTTAAATTCTAAATTTATAATTCTATTAAATTCATCACCTTCTAATGTTATAATACATTCTGGCGTTCCTATATGATTATCAACACTTGCTGTTACATTTTGTATTGTAGCATTTTTACCACTAGCTATTTCCATCCAATATTCTTTGTTATTAGTAGAAGTTCCTTTTGGAACATTTTTTTCTAGCGATAAAAGTTTTACCATTATCATTAATAGTATCAAGAATATTATAATCTCGACCAACATCGTAATCTCCTTGCGGAGTTATACTAACTTTACCTAATTTTCTTATTATCGGTTTCATCTTTATTTACTTTTTGATAAATATTACCATCTTCATCATTAACATAAAAATCAATATCATCTATTGTTATTTCTGTTCCTCTTATTCCAATCATATCAGGATGTTCGAAATAGAAAGTTTCATTATATATTTCTCCATATTTATTAATTATATTATCTATATTACAATTTATAAAACTTATAAAGAAATCAGCATCTTTTTCAAATCCTAAATTATAAGCAACAACAGCAGATTGAAATAAATTCCAACAATCAATAATATGTTTATTAACAACATTATCAGGCTTTTCTTTTATTGCTTTATTATTATTAATTATAAGGGTTATAAGTTTTTGATAAGTTGTAATATAATTTTCAGGAATAAGAAGATAAATATCAGAAAGTGATATTTCGTTTATATTTATATTATTATCAAGAACTGACGGATTTCTATACGTAACAAGACCATCCGCATTACCAATTGAAGTTTTCATACTATAGCTAGAAACAAATGATTTTGTGGTTCTAGTAATAGTACATGTTATATTAAGTTTATCATAAACAAAATTATAATATCCATTTGAATCATTTCTTGTAATTCCTATTATTTTATGTTCAGATTTATTTTGAATTATGTGCCCATTTATTAAATGATATGATACAGCAACAGCAGTTTCTACTTTTACACTTTCACCGTATTGAAAATAAAAATCAGGAGCAGTTATTTTTTGTTCATAATTTTTACTAGAAGCTTCTTGATTAATATTAATATTTTTATTATTATTTGTTTCTGTTTGTGTAATTGTAACAATAGCTGTTCGCATGTAACTTAAATTTTCATCAACAGATATTTGTGTAGAATTATTATTTACTTGACACCATGATTGATTAGATGAAACATTATAAGGCACATTAGCTTGTTGGTCTTGATAAACATCATTTATATATAATTTTCTATAGCTTTGTATTGTAAAATTTCTTCTAATTCCACTGCTTTCATAATTAGGAACATTTATCTCACTTTCAGTTACTTCAAGACTATATCTCCATTCAGATGTTCCAGCAGCTTGTTCTAAACTAATAGGTAATTCTTTATTACTTTCATTTTGAATAAACCTTACGCTACCAATTCTTATATTAGTTGTTTTATTTTCACTAACTTTAATTTCTGTTGTTTTTTCTGTTGTTGCTCCAACACTATAACCATCACCTTGTATAATAGTTTTAAAACCAACTTGTACTTTACCGCCTGAAGGACTACCGTTTAATAATTTCTGTTTTTCAGATGTTATATTAAATGTTTTTTGACTGGCACTATATGGAAAACTAACTTTATTAGTTCCTTCTGCTACTGAAAATGTATATACATAAGACTCAGTAGCAGCATTTTGTATAATAGTTACAGTAAATTGTTTTTTACTTTCATCTTGTACAAATGTTGCAGTTCCTCGTTTTTCTTCTTCATTTTGGTTTTCTGTAGTATTTACAACATTTTTATTAATAGAAAACCCTTCTGTAATTGAAGAATTATAATTAATTTGAATAGCATCACCGTAAGACTTTCCGTTAACAGTTTTTTGTTTCGTTGATATAACATTTAATGTTTTATTACCCCCAGTGGCTTCTATACGTATAGTATCTACATCAGTGTTAAAAGCATAAATATAATCAACTACAGCTGGTTGTTGGATAATTTTAATTCTTACTTCTTTACCCTTAGCATTATTTTGTGTAACAATTAATGTATCTTCTCGTGTTGTTTCAGATATATTTTCTGTCATATTCCAAACAGCACCGTTTTCATTAACACCGCTTAAAAATCCTTTAGCAGAAGTAATAGTAAATGGCACTTGTTCAGGGTCACCAATAGGTTCGCTACCATAATAACCTTGTTTTGTAGATAAAACCGTTATTATTACTTTACCGTTTAAAGCAGGAACAATACTAGTATCAGTAATTGCTTGTAAATTATATATAATATTTAGTTCGCCAGCTTTTTGTGTAATAGATATTTCAATATCTTTTGATGTACCCAATTCAGGTCGATTAATAATAAGTTTACCTGTACGTGCTTTATAGTCATTAGCTTTAGCTACAACTTTATTTGTAAATGAATTATAACTAAATCCATATCCATCAATTTTTGCGTTCCATTCAACAGGTATTTCTTCTCCTACGGGCAAGCCTTCCGCTAATTCTCTTTTACTACTTTTTGTAACATTAAATTGAATTTCTCCACCTTCTTTTTCAAAAACAAAAGAATCAGGTTCATATTCAAAATAATATTCATATTCAGTAGCATCTTTAGCTTGATTAATAGTAATATCTATTCGTTTATTACTTTCATTTTGTTCAAAATAAATATTACCTGTTCTAGGTTCAGAAGAATTAGGTTTAATGGTTAAAGTTTTATCATTATAATTATATACTATCCAATTAGCATCATCTACATTATTATATCTTATATCAAATGGTACATCTTCTGTTTGAACATCATTTCCATCTGATATAGTTTTTGTAGATGTTATTTGAATATTTATTGTTTGTCCTTTACCATTATCTTCAATAGTTGTTCCACCAGATATTACAAATTCATAAGTTGTAACAAGATTTGGAATTTTATATATCCAACCATTACAAACTATACAAGTATGTTTATTGCCTTCTTCATCAATATAATAATTATTTGCTCCTTTATAATTAGGTATTTTAATAGAATTATATATTTTATCAAGATTGGATTTTATATAATCAATAAAATAATCAGCTTTATCAATTTCATTCTTTTCAAAACAAACAACAGCTAATTGAAACAAATTCCAAAGTTCAATAATAGTTTTATTATTTGTTTTACAAGAAGCAGAGCAATCTTTAATTATATCTATACCATAAGCATATAAACAATATGCAAGTTTGTTATAAACACAAACATAATCAAGTGGTATTTTTAAATAAGAATATTTATTCATATACTATATTATTACTCATATCAAACAAATTTAATTTTGTATTGTCATCAAATATATCTATATTGTCAAATCCATGTAAAACAACAATAGATAATATTTGTCCAATATCTTTTTCTTTCTCTTGTATCATAAATCCAAATTTCTTTTTCTTAATATTATTTGTTTCCATTAATACAAGTTTTTCTTCATATTTTGGTTTTACAATATCTAATTCTAACATTTCTCTAAATATTTATTAGTTACATAAATACTATAATCATTTATTTTAATATTTATCTTATTGTTTATATTATAAAGTTTTTGTTCTTTATTAAGATTTTCATTATAAATAATATTTATCAATACATCTTTAATTTCATTTTTCCAATCTACTTTTATATAATCAGTAATTGGATTTGCATCAGTATGATAAAGCATTAACGCACTATACAAACTATAATATTCAGCATTAACAATATCTTCAATATTACTTAATATGTTTACTTTATTAATCTGAATATTATTTGCAATAATTGTATCAGTACCAAATTTTATAATAGAATTAGCAGATGATTTAAATAAATGTTTGATAGCATTTACACATCTTTCTTTATCTTTACCTATTATATTTTTTGTAGTTAATGTAATAAAATCACTAATATTTGCAACGCTATCAATCAATTTTTGATTAATAACTATTTGATGCTTTTTGACTTCTTCTTCTTTATTATGTTTTTTAATTTCTTTATAAGTATCAATCACTTTTGCAATAACAAGATAAATCCCAACAACAATAGCAGACCAAATTCCTTGTTCTACAGCACTATTCATCAAATCCATAAAAATATATACAATAAAAGGAGTTACCAATACTAATCATAAGATTAATATCAATAACTCCTTTTTTGATTAATATTCGGCTAACATCTCTAATCAATCAAGTTATTTGGCAAGAGCAACAAGTACAGCATCAATTTTAGCTGTTAAAGTACCTGTCGGCAAAGCAATTTGAACAATCTGATTAATGGCAGTATCTACAGTTCTTGTAGTTCTAGGTTCGGCAAACTGAAGAGTGTAAACTATAAAACCTGCATCAGCTGTATCGCTTGCCCGTAGAGGATTAAGAGGATAATGACCACGATAAATAAAATCATCAAATGTATCTGTATATCCCATATCTCCAGCAGCTTGCAACCACATTTCCTGAATAGCTTTAGCATCATTAGTTGGAGCAATAGCATGAGTAGGTGTCTGAACAGTTCCAGCTAAATCATCAGCAAATACAATTTCATAATCTTGTCGTTTATCATTACCTGTAATAATAACATGACTTGTAGTACCTGTTACCTTAACATCAAGTTCGGCAGCATTAGCTGAAAAATATTTTCTCAAATAATCTGCAACTGTATTAGCCGTATCACCATCTTTTGCTAAATAAGTTCCTGTCCATTTATTTCTATGATTAAAAGGCATGCCTTTCTTAACAAGAATCATAGTATAAGTCAAACCAGCTGTAGGAGCAGGGATTGTTATATTACAATTAAATGCAGTACCAGCAGCATAAACACTTTTCACATAACTAAAGTTATTCTTATAAATCGGAATATTCCACATCTTCTGTCCATCGTGATAAAGAATAACTCCTTCTTTTTTAATTTTAGTACCGTCAGCATCAAGTATTAAACCTGTGCCATCTGTTCCAGCACCATCATTTTTAAAAGCAGCAAATGCAACTTGTCCAGCAGTCAAAGGAATAGTAGTAGGATAATCAGCCATTGCTGTTTTATCAGCTAAAATAAATCGTCTCATAACTTATCAATTTTAATTTTTACCAATACTAGATAAATAATATTTTACTGCATCATTTACTATATCATTATGAAGATATATTGGTAAATCACAATTTATATTGTTATCTCCATATTCTTCATCATATACAACTGTATTCGGTAATTTGATATAACTATACTTTATTTGTTTAGGTTTTATCTTATCATCACCATTATATAATTGTACATCTATTTCATTTTCAGCACCAAATGCAGTAATTATAGGATATGTCTTAGATGCTCTATTACAAAAATCTCGTAATGTATCACTCAATTCTTCATTCTCAATTATTCTACATTCATAAAGTTTTGTATCATAATAAAGTTTGAAACCTGTTATCAACATTATTTCAGTCGTATCAATATTAAATGTAAAAGGACTTATTTCAGTACCATCTCCATTAATATCATCTGCATCAATAATTCCTTCTTTATACAAAGTTCGTAAACTATTTAATGGAGATACTCCTATTTGTTTTGCTTTATTAGTTGGTATATTACCAATATTTTCAGCTAACAAATTTCTGACTTTTGCATTAATAGCATTATTAAGACATATATCTATATTTTCAGAAAAGATAGCACGTACAGTCTGTAACCCCATCTGTTGTGCTACCTCTCTAAACATGACGTGCATCTCTTCTATTGTCATATTACATATAATTTAGTTTATTCTTATATGCTTCAACGGCATTAGCATTATCTGGATTAGTAAACCATATTACAGCTTCTTTCATATTTGCTCCAATATAATCACCGCTATCAGCAGCAACAATATTTTGTGAATAAGGATGCCTATTAAGAACTCCATTTTCAATAAGTTGTTCAATCAATGACTTAACAACAAGTTGTTTATCTGAACATATCTTATTAAATTTAACAGGTTCTTCTTGACTAAATTTATCAAGATTATTCTGCTGTGTAATCTTACTTTCAGCAAGAGATGCAGAAATTGGCATACCTTTAATAACACAATATTGAACATAAACATTTTTAAAGTAATCATCATCATCACAAATTCCAACATAATTACGTTTAGCTTTGTTAAGTTCAATACGCAATCCTTCTTGAAGTTTAGCTTCTTTAGCTTCATCTTTAATCCAAAAACGAATAGACTTATCGTTATTAATTAAAGCTGGCTCTTTTGCTATATCTTTATATAACAAACAATGTCTGTATAAAAGATAATCAGCAATATTTTCAGGATAACCATATTTGTATTGTTCACTTTCAAGAGCATTAAGAGCTGTAATTTTCTTTTCAAGTCCTTCTTTAAGAGCTTTAGTATTTGTCTTGTCTATTGCATCATATTCAGCATTAATTTTATCTTCAGCATCTTTATATTTAAGATAATGTCTATACTGATAATAAACAAAACTTGTATTAAGTTTAATACCTAACTTATCTACTTTTACTTGAATATTATTCAAATACTCTTTGACTTTTGTAATATAATTTTCATTACTAGGAGAAACTCCAATAAGATTTGGAAAGTAAGCGTTCATTTCTTCTTTGTTACTAGCTAAAGTACGTGAAGTACGAACACAACTACCAATATACTCATTACGTTCATCTAATACTTTATCGTTAGCTTTTCTATAGAAAGAATAATTGTTTGTTAAGGCAATAGTAACACTTCTTTTATTTGTATATTCTTTACTAAGAAACGCTTCTCGTTCCTCACTATTAGAAAATTTCTGTTTAGTTTCTTCTGTGGTTTCTTTTGCTACTTCTGCTTTATTAGCATTACCATTCGTCATACCAAATTCTAATCCCATAATACTATTATTTTAAATTATTACAATACACACTTCAACAAGAACATCTTAGTTGCATTATTAACTTGCAATCCCATTGAACCTTTAATTTCATAACGAGCCATATCAACATCTGTAGCTGCATGACCAGTAGAAGGAATACCCCAAGATGCAGGAATCGGTGTCATACCTTCAATAACTTTAGCCATATATTCTTGCCCAGCTTGTTTAACAATACGAACATTCTGTACACCTTTATAACTAGACATATCAATAAGACAAGCCTGATGTGAAGTAATAGGAAGTCCTGTACGAGGATGAATCATACCATTCTGTTTAGCAGCTTCTGCTGGCGTACCATGGTCAAAGAAAGCACAATGTTTAACTGTAATAGTATGACCATCTGGTGTCTTATACTGATTAAAGTATTTACCATAAGCAAGACCATCGCCGTTATCCATGATTTTCTTTTCTCCAAGAGGAGTAACAAAACCTTTAGCCCTTGCATCATTTTCAACAGCTAACTGGAAATCCTGAATAAATCCTTTACCACCCATAAGAACAACATCCATTGTTCCATCATCAGTATCTTTATTCAAAACATCGCCGATAGTTCTTTCAAGTTTATTCAATGTCAAATATTCACCGTAAGTATCATAGTTACTTTCACGACAAATTTCTAACATACCAGCAGTCTGATAAATAGGTTTACCATTATCTCTATCAATAAGTTTAACCGTACCATCAGGCAATCTATTATATTCATGCAACCACAATCTTTCTTCGTTCATTACACGCATATTCAGATTGAATTGTCGCATTTCTTCATTAATCCAAAGTTTATTACTAGCACCATTTTCATCAATAAATTCATACTGAGTAACGGTATTAGCAAGATTACCAGCAATTTCTTTACTATATCTAAAGAATTCCAATTGTGAAGTCATTTCACCAGGTCCCATAGAATTACTTCTATTACCTTTAGAATAACTTTCACTAACAGTAGGAGCAGTTAAACTCCAATATTTACCTTTAGCTAAAAGGTCTAGGTCGATAAAGAAATTAGGGTCAGGATTAGTACAAACAAGAATATATTTATATCCATAAACACTCTGTCCACAATCTTTCTGAATACGAACTTGTGTAATACCATCAGGTGCAAGCAAACCATATTGTTCAATAAACCAATGAGAAGCAAAATGAACTTCAAATTCAGTACCACCAATACCAGGTTTAGTATTACCACTATTATAATAAGTTACATAATCAGTAAACTTCATTCTTCCCATAGTTTTCCAAGTCCACTGAACAGTCTTACAAGTAGTAATACCTCTACTGCCTTGTCCTTCTGTCATAAAACTAAGAGGAAATCTATCACTATCCATACCATAGTTATAAGTAAGGAAAGCATTTAATTCAACAGGTCGAGTAAGCTGTAGATTAGCGATAGATTCTTCATTAGAATAACCTCTATCATCATATCTACCTGTACTCAATTTTCGCATCGTGTACATAAGTAAAAATAATTTTAAATTAAACATTAATAACTACTAGCTATCTTATTTGCAGTAGAACCAACAGTTTTTGTTTCTTCTCTCTTTGGTTTGGTAATAGTTACTTTATTCTTTTTATTTGCAGAAGTTAATACTAATTGTTTCTTCTTTTCTTCAGCCATTGCTAAATTAATAAGACTGGTATAATCATTACCAGTAAAATCTAAATAAGCTTCAAGAAGTTGTCTTTCACATCTTTCTTTCGGCGTCTTATTCATTAAAGAATATTCGTATCTACTAATACCTTTATCATCAACTTGATAAACATAATTATAGAAGTCATTCAAAGAAGCAGTAACTTGTTTACCATCTTTATTGAGCATAATCACTTCTGGAAGTTTGTAACCAGCAATTTGTTTATTGTCAATTATTTCTTTGACCATTCCCCAATATTGCTCTTGTTCTTGTTGCTCTTTTACTATTCTTTCTTGTGCTTCTTTAGCAATTTGTTCTTTAACTCGTCTATCATATTCTTGCAATCCTTCTAATTCAGATTGAGCAACATCTTTTAATTGATTACTATCTTTAAGATATTTAATGTAAGCATCAACATTACCAGCTCGTTTACTTTCTTTCCAAGCCTCACGAATAATAACTTCTTGCTGCGCTTCATTATTTTCATCAATTACGATAGAACTTCTATCTTTATTTTGTCCAAATCCTTCATAAGAATTACCATTTGCAATATAATAATTAAGGAAATCATTTACAATAGGATATTTCTCAATCAATGCTTCAACACCAGCTTTAGCAAATTCTTCTTTCTTTAATTCAAGAACTTCATTAACATAAGCAGCAGCTCCTTCTGGTGTATTTTCAAAAACTACATCTTCGCCATCTTCATCTGTAATTTTTGTTCCGACAGCTTCAATCATACCATTAATATCAAATACTGGAGTTTCATCTTTTTCAGTAACTTCATATTCTTCAAGAAAAGCCTTTACATCTTTAGCTTCTTTAAAAATGTTTCCATCTTTATCAACTAAATCACCTTTCTCATTAACAGTATAATTATCTTCACCTAAACTAACAACAGCTCCAACTTCTAAATTGTCATTATCACCTTCTCTATTATTATCTGCTGGAGGAGTTTGTTCACCAGGATTGCCATTGTTATCTAAAGTAGCAACTTCTTCACCATTGTTATCAACTTTAGTTTCTTCTCCTGTATTAACATCAACTTTTGTTTCTTGTGCAGCAGCAGCACTTTTTTGTCCTTCAAAACCAAATTGTAATCCCATATTCATATACGTTTAATTATTATTATGAAAACAAATATATGTACCTTCAATTATATCAGCAATCTATATCTATAAGCCCATTACTAACAATTTGTTATCATTGGTGCAAAATGTTTCAAATGAGGCAAAATGAGCCACTTTCCTTTGTGTCAGAGCGATTTATTTGCAGTGGCTGAACAATACATCCGAAATTGTGTAAAGTGCTGGCAGAGAGCCTGAAAATCGGTCAAAATTCAGGAAAAAAATAAAGTCTGACATCATTCATCACGAATAACATCAGACTTATCATTAACATTTATAGCAATACGTCTTTCGGTTTATTTATCATGTCTATTTTTATTAGTCTTAGCAATTTTAAGTTTATTATTACTATCAAGAATTTTAGCATTAATTTCTCTATTTTTAAGAGCAGCTTCAGTTCTATTTTTTTCTCTCTCAATATTTAGCTTTTCTCTTTCAATAGATTCTTTTATTTCATCTAGCTTGCCCGTAGGGAATAAAGCATCATCAGAACTAAGCATAGCTTTCAAACTCTCTATTTCACTATCAAGATACTTCTCTAAGGCTAAAGTTTCTCTATCTTGTTCTCCTTTAGCTTGTATCTTTGCTAGTTCATTCTGTTGTTTCATTTGTTCCATCTGCTGTTCCATTTGTTTCATTGTTTCTTCATGCTTAGTTTTTGCATCTTGTAATCTATCTATAAGACGTTTAATCTCAGCACAATTATCACCTTCAATAGCAGCAACAGCCATACTCATATCTCCATTTTGAGCAGCGCTAAAAGCAAATTGTTTATATTGATTTAATTTCTCTCTTTCTTTAACAGACAACTTTGCTTTAATTACATAATCCGCATAAATATGAGAATTAACATCAAGACTTAAATATTTAATACTTCCTGTATTCTTATCTTTATATGATGTATTAAGACCATCTATCCATGCAAGTTTAGTATAATCTAAATCTCTAGCATAGTCATGTTCTCTAGCCCAATCAAACATAAACTCAACAATAACACTACCCATGCTACCACGAATGACAGCTTCTTCTGTAACACCTTTACCAGCACTATTAGCAATAGCACCATATCGTTGAGGTGTCATATCTACTTTCATCATAGCCATTTGTTCATTATCTTGTAACAGTTGTCCTAATTGAGTAATATAATCATTTTGTCTAGTTTCAAGCATTCTTACTTGTTGAGCTTTTAACATCCCTTGGTCATCTTCATCATCTATATAAAGAACTCCATCTGCCGCCATCTTATAAATTGTATCATCAGGCTTAGTACCTAATAACGACTTAGCTATCATAAGAACATTAAGTTTGTTTTTAGCAATAGCCATTTCTCTATGATAAGCAACAATATTTCCAAATATCTGATATGGCTTAATAATATCAATAATACTAAATTTACCATAACCAGGAAGAAGTTCCATTAAACCATTATAAGGAAGTTTACCATTTCTATTATAATCTATTGGTCTAGCTTTAAAAGGATAAATTGAATTATGTCTACCTCCAATTCTATCACATTCATAAACTTGTGTATCCCAATACCATTCAATAGAAATATCTCCAATAGCTTTATTTAACTTATAAGTTTCATCAACAATTCTGGTTGTAATTAAACCATTATTTTGATAAGTAAGAATGCCTTTTTTAACTTCTCCTTTCCAAACAGTTTTCCAAACATCTATAAGACCTTGATTTAAATCTCTAGTCATTATAGGAACTTGTTTAATTTCAGTATCATTAAACTTCTTACATATATCAGGAAATGTTTTCTTATAATTATTCCAATACCATGTATTATCATATTCTCCACCACGATTACCATTTTTATAATATGATACAAGATATTCTTTTTCTTTATCTGATAAATCTTCTGAATATTCGTCCATTATCTGCTGTAATGACATCTTTCGTCTTTCAGCAAACATATCAAAATCTTCAACTAATTGATTATCATTTGGAGTAGGAAAAGCATCTCTGTTTGAAACAACTCGTTTATGAATTGTATTTCCTTTTACTTCTGTATATGTATAAAAGCTACCAAATGTAACCCATTCAAAATATGCTCTAGCATATAAAGCAACACTATCTGTCAAATCATCTATAACATCTAATATGGCTTGTCCTTGTGCTGATATATCATCAATATAATTCTCATTAAAATCTTCTATAAATTTATCAATATCTATAGCTTGTTGAGGATTAAATTCTTCTGGATTGCCACCTTGTTGTATAAATGATTGCAACTCTTGTTGTATTCTCTGTGCTATTTGTTGTTGCACAAGCATTGTCAATTCTTGATTTAACTTTACATTTCTTGCCAATACAACTTCAGGATTATTAGCACTAACAATAAAGTCATGAGCATTTTGTATATATTCTCCAACATATCTTCTTATGATACCACTAGTAATATCATAATTTCTCATTGTTGCTGGAAATCTTTTATACTTTTCTTCTTTAACATTATAAGGATTCAATATCTTCTTATAATCATTTTCTGATATATTTTCTTTTAAAAAATTATATTTATCTTCTATATCTTTTGTATCAATACAATTAAGTCCAGAAGATATAACATAATCACAACAATTAGCATACCATTCAGGTTTAGCTTTTTCAGCAGCAGAAACTTTCTGTTGAGGAAAATCTACATTTTGTTTATATCCTATAACATCCATAATTAATACTTTTTTCTACAAATAAAATAATATCTATAATATCCCAACTAATTCCACTATATTTTATAATAGTAAATAGTTATTGGTGTTAATCAGTAAACCATTCTCTATTCCAAAAATCATTCTTAGATTTTTCGTCTAAATCTTCTATTTTCTTCTTTGTTTGCATATCTAATCTACCTTTTATATCCAACGACTTATAATATATTGCATATAACAACATTTCTGATACTCGGTCAAAGTTTCCTTCTGCATTCCATTTCTTTAATTCTAATATAGTTTGATAATCATATATTCTAGTAAAAGCATATATATCTTCTCCATTATCGGTTTTACCTATTACTTCATATAATATTTCTTTTAATAATCGTAGCGCATCAAGTTTCTTTGCACCATCTGTTACAACATATCCATAAGTTGTACTAAATTTACCTTTAATAGTAGAATCCCAAACAAATAAAGGTTCATGTGCAAGATATTGTAGAGCTTTCCATTTCTTCATATTAGAAACAGTTTCACCTCTATTGACTTCAACAATACCTGTTCCATAACAATGATACCAAACACAAAGCATATAAAATATCTTATCAGCTTCTTCAAGTTTATCTGGTCTACCATAATAAGCAGCACAACATTTAAACTTATATCCATTTCTAACAGAAGGATTTTCCCAAACTCTTATACTATTATGCGAATGTTTATTTGTAATAGCTTTCTTTTCTTTATCAATACCAACAGGGTCATAAGTAATAGTATATGTTCCTCTAGGAATAACTTTACGTTGTCCAAATTCTGTATATTCAATATCATATTGTGGAGCAAACCAAACTCTAACACAACCATGAGGGTCTTCGTTTCCTTTTCTAGGAACACCATTTATCCAATCATATATTTTAGCAGTTGGGTCTTCAGCTTTAATTCGTTCATTACTTTTAAAACTAACAACTCCATTTTGCATAAATAATTGTCCATCAACATAAAATTTTAAATTATTATCCAATCGAAGTTTATCTTCCCATTTATTAAATTCTTCACTTGCAAATATATTTTCAGTTGCACTACTAAATGCTTCTGCTGGAAATAATGCTCTCTGTCCACAATAGTTAATATAATCAGCATAAGTTTTAGCATTAGTCTTCATATTTTTTCTACCTCTATCAGCTAATTGCAAACCTATATCTATTCGTGAATTACCAAATTCATCAACTCCTTTAACACCATCTATCTCTCCTTCAATACCCCATGCATAACTTTTAAAAAATCCACACACTTCATGTCTACAATCTTTATCCCAAACATTTTCAAATGGCATAAAATTATATCCTTTTGGATTATAAAAATTACTTTCAAATACTTGCATATTAGTAGCAGTAGCTGTTCCCCATGCAACTAACATACCTGTAGTAATATCTCCAACAGTCATTGCAGGTTCAGTCACAAACATAAAGTCATCAAAGTTATCCATTGTAGAAAGCTCTTCTACATTAACTCCGATAGCATCTTTACCAATAGCGCAGTCTGGGTCATTAGCAGCAGATACAGAAATAAGAGAACTTTGCCAACTATCTTCACTTTCAACTCCATTAGGTAATCTAAATCCTAAACGAAAATCTTCTACATTAGGACTAAATATACCTCTTTTAAACATAGTCTTTTCTTCATAAAATTTTAAACTATTAATTGCAAAGTCAGTTAAACCACCTTTCTTAGTAAGATATTTCTTATCAGATGCAACATTTATAAAAACTTTATGTTTTTGAAGATTAATAGCGTTAGCGCTTCTAGCTGCCATCATATAACTAAAACCTCCACGACGAGTTTTAACTATAATAATATGAAAGCCATTATTTTTAGCAAATTCTAATATATTATGACTCCAATATTGAGCATCAATAAATCTAGGAAAACTATATTTTTTTTGACCTACACCACCTTTACTACTATTAATAACACTTGTATCATCGGTCATACTCATACGAGTATAATTAAGGAAATTATAATAATCTCCACTTATATGAATATCCTCTATACTACCATCTGGATTTTCCCAACAAGGTGCAGAATATCCATAATATCTTCTATGTGTTTCTCTTTTTCTTAATTGTCTATAAGGAATACTATCTTTTTTAAAATTAGTATATTTACCTTCTTTCTTAAATACATCAGCCATCTCTGTAAATAAATGAGTATTTACAAATCTACCTGGTCTAATATTCATAAGAAATCCACCACTATCGCCTATAAGAAAATTATTATAAGGGTCATAATATCCAGCTTCAGTAGCAGTTTTATAATGTGATTTATCTTCTTTAATAAATTCAGCAAAAGGATATACTTCTTTAGCCATAACTATAGTTATTTAATTAATATAAACAATAAAAGCGAAGTCGCTAATCCACCAGCAACTCCGCCATATATAACATTTCTCTTTTTGTATTTATCAACATCACGTTGTAATTGTTGATTTATTCTTTCAGTTGCTATAGCAGCATCTTTCATTTTATCATAAGCATCTTTATAAACATCTATTTTTTTATTTTGTAGATGAATAATACTATCTTTTAAAGCTATAATATTATTTTTAAATTTATATTTAATAAATACTCTATTACTTGCTCGTATTTCATTAATACCAACATTAATACTATCTTGTTGTAGCTTGCCCGTAGGGAATGGAATACTATCATTACTCCAACTCTTGCAATAACTGTCTAAATAAAATAACTGCACTATCATTATTAAGACTATCAGCTTTATTGATTTCATCTTTCATTATATTATTAATTATTATTATTGTACTATCTTTTTGAATAATATTATATTGAATAGAGTCAATCCGAAGTTTATTAAAAACAGTATCAACATTGCATTCGTTAAAGGCTTCTACAGTTTTTATTTTATTGATAACAAACAATGTTAAACTTAAATTAATTATCTCTATAATCAACACTATTATAATAATCTTTTTCATAACTCTATTCAATTATAATTTTATTTTAAAGCAACTAATTTATTAAATAAATCAAGTTTCCAAATTCCAGTTTCTCTAAGTCCAAGACTTCTTTCTGCAAATTTAATTGCAGCAACAGCACCTTGATTAACACAAGTATCAAACATAATATCTGCAACTTGTTGATTTGGAATTTCATCTAAATCAAAACAATCCCAATATTTATCTTTATATAAATCATAAACAGCTTTTTCAAGTTCTGGATTTCTATTAAGATAACCTTTAAAATCTTTAGGATGTTCTTTTTTTGTATTATCAATTATACGCCATCCTTTCCAATCAGGATTATATTTTCTTGAAATTCCTTTATAAGTTTCTCCACCTTTATCATCTGGGTCATTAACATAACCGCCTTCACGATAAAGAACTTTATCTAACGCAGTTTTAAAATCAGCCATACCTTAAACATTTATTATAATTCTAAACAATTCAATAGCATTATTTTTATCAAAATTATATTGCTCTTTATCATTACTTTCACATATAATCTTTTTAAAAGTTATCCATATTCCAAACTTCTTTATCTGTAGTTTAAAAACAGCATATTTAATAATATAATCATCAACTCTATTTAATTCAGTAGTTTCAATAAGCCTAAGATTATTTTTTTTAAATAGTATTTCTTTTTTCATAATATTCTATTAATTCATCTAATTTATTTAATACTTCTTCTTTAGTAAGATTATAACCAAAAGGGCCACATTCAAATTTATTATTTACATACAATATATATCCTGTAGAAAAACCATTATTTTCTAATACTTTTTTTATCAGGATTTCCATCAAAAAGTGAACAATGTTTCATGGTAATATATCCAATTTGATATTTATTACCATTTACAACTTTTTTTATTTCACCATAAACATATTTACTTATACTTCTAATATCATTCATTTAAAACTCTGTTTATCCAGCCCCTCAAAAAACGAATGTTGTTTCCTTTGGCTGCAATGTTATTATAATATCTAATTCTTTCTAATTTATATTTAGCAACAAAAAGTTCAGCTGAAATAGTTGTATCACATTTATAAGCATTAAGACTATCTTGAGTTCGTCTAAGAAGTTCTTTAGTAAGAACAAGTTCTTTTAAACTCGTTGTATCTTGCCTGTAGGGAATATAACGAATTTCAGGAACAGGTTTGCTATTAAATATAGTAGCAAGTATAATAATAACTATACCGACAATAGTAGCTATTACAACATATAAATTTTTATTCATTACATTTCAAGTTTAAATTGTTGTTTAACTTCATTAGCTTTAAGTTTCATTTTCCTATCAGCTAAAACTTTATCTATCTCTGCACTTCTATAAGGCATAACATAAAATTTAGTTTTCTCAATAGGATTATCTTTTATGTGATAAAGACCATCTTCAAATCTTTTCGGCATACCATATTCATTAAGTTCAAAATCACTATCAATATGACATAACCAAAGTCCTTTACATGGAATACCTAATATAATCTCTACAGCTTTAGCATACATACTTAATTGTAGATTATAAATACTGCCATTACAATTAGGTAAATTATTAACAGGAGCTAAAAGAGTTTCTTTTTTATCAACCCAAATATTAGTTAATTGAGCAGGTTTTTGTGATTTATCTTTCTTAAAATAACCACTTTTAAAAACAAGACCGCCTCTATTAGTTTTCCAGTCTCCTATAATAAAACCATCTTCTCTAATTAAAAGAACGTCTATAGTACCACTTAAAAGATAATCTATTAAGAACCATCCTATTTCAGAATATATTTTATATCCAGCAGCAGTATATTTAGCAAAAGCTTCATATATTTGAGGATATTTATTCCCTGTTGCTTCAATAAAATAATCTATATCCAATAGTTTATAATCAGCACCAAATAAAGGAATATCAGCAACAGTAATCATTTCTCCATCTCTTTCAATATTCAAATATTGAACAGCATTTTGAAATTGACTACTACCTTTAATACCATCTTCTAAACCATTATGAGTATTAGAACCTCTTGTACAAGCCTCTTTAGTAATAGTATTCCATTGTTCTTCTAATTCTTTTTCGCTTATTCCTAACTCTTTTGACTTTTTCTTTAACCAATAGTTTTTATCAAAAGAAGGCTGATAACTATGTAATATAGTTGTAGTAGAAACATAATCATTACCAAGAGTATCATTATATTTATGACCTTCTTCTTTAAAGATTAATCTAACTTGTTCATATCGTTTATCTGATAGTATCATATTCTTTTATTTTATATATCTTCTTCAATCATACTAGATTCAGCATTATTACCTCCTCTAACTCGTATTGTTTCCTCTTCAAGTTGTAATTGCTGTTGTGCTTCATTTAAACTTTTAATAAGATTTGGTAAATCTGTAATCTTTTTATTAAGCCTATCCATTATATCAATAACAGTTGTAGCATCTTCATCGGTTAATCCACTACTCAATTTGTTATTTAATAATTCATTTAAAATATTACCAGCAAGAGTAACATTATGAATAGCTTTTTGTAAAGATTCAACAGCAGTTCCAACTACACCTACACGTTCGTCATGATAACGCTTTATAAGTTTTTCTACTAATAAATCTGGTCGATAATTAATAGGTAAATCAAAATTTTCTATTGCTCTTTTTAATGCTTCTTGTCTGCTAAGTCCTTCTTGTATACAAGGACCTTTCGGGTCAGCAAGATAATATATAACACCAACTTCTTTTATATACATCATTTTATCAGGAGTATTATCTCTAAGATATAATGCTTTTACGTCTTTATCAAGAAGTTGTTTTATATTAGGAGCTTTTGGCATACCTGTATCATCAATCGTCAAAAGTCTATCTATTTGTATCATCTGTTAAAATTTCCATATAACTATCATGTACTTCTTGTATAAAAGGAATATCAATCATCTTCTTTTTAAATTCATAATATAACTTAGCAAATTTCATTCCTTTCTTTCTACAAAGATTTACATAATCAGTAAATTCTTTACCAGGTGTAAGTTTAAATGCTTTCTTTCTTGCAATTTCTTCATCACGTAATCTTCTTTCTTCAATAGAAGATGCTCTTAAAAATTCTCTTTTTTCTTCTTTAGTGAGATTATTACTTTCAGAAAGAAAATTCTTATATTTCTTCAATACATTTCTACGAATAAGATTTTTACGAAATTTACCAATATAAGGTATATGAACTCCATTATCAGCACGAAATTGAATACTAGCTTCTAATTCTAGACTTTCAATAATACTTGCACAAAGCAATCTTTCATTATCATTAGCAAAAACTATATCTTTTAAAACATCATCAAACTTTTTATAAACAACAGGATAATCTGTATTTATATCTTCTCCGTAAAAAACATCATCCATATTATCTAATTGTAGCTTGCCCGTAGGGAATGTTAGAACTTCATAATACTCTCAAATTTAGCATCTTTAGAATATACAGCTTTAATATCACAGTTAGGAATAACTTTATATTCTATAAAATAACAATCAGGAGCATTATTCTTAGCTTCAATATTTGTTTCATTACTTTTCTTAAAATAAGAACCATTCATAATAGACATATAAAGGTCTTTATCATCTGCACAATATTTACCAACAGAAACAAAACTATTAATATTATTTGGAATATAAAAATGTGTTCCTCTTTCAATCGACAAACTATCCATTATAGGTCTATCACAAGTTTTATATTTATTAGATTTAGCAATAATTGGAGTAATATCAACTTTAATATTAGAATCAGTTTTAACACTCATTGCACAATTAAACAATTTATCTTTATAGCAAATAGCTACAATAGAATAGTGTTCAGTAACTTCTACATCTTTCAATAATTTTTCAAAATAATCAGCATTAATTTCATTAATACTAGTAGGAACTACAATTCCGTAATTCTTTAAGTCACTCTTAATTTTCAACATAATCAATAATTTTATTTGGTTATACAATTAATTCCTAGTTCTCCAAGATTAAACTTTCTATTGGTTTTAACTTTAATTTCTTCTCTAGGTTCTTCTTTAGCTTTTATAGTAGCATTTTGTCTTTTATTTTTACTTATAAATGCTTCAGCTCTTTCAATAACTTTATTCATATCATTATCATTTATAATTTCATCAATACAATTATAAGTAATATTATCGAGATAAACAATAGCTATAACAACTTTTAACAATTAAGCTGATTAATAACATCTATATAAATCTATCTTATATTATATATCTTATATAGATATATTATCTATATTATATATTATATAATAATAATAATAATAATAATAATAATAATAATAATAATATA